CAATCTCACCACCTACGCTTTGAAGCTCTCGGATTACGAGCCTTACGAACTCCGCAGCCTTGCGCACAAGCAGGCGGTCTACCTCCAAGTAACTGTCACCACTTCCGTTATAATCACCAAGCTTAAAGCCAGAGCCGAGCGCACCCGAACGGAACGCAGCCGACACAATCTCTTTAAGGGTAGCGATGCCGTCGGGGGTTATCTTGTGAATTTTATTATTAGAAATAAATTTTATACCACTTAGAAAACTGATAACACCTTTTGCTTCATCGTCGTGCACACTCGACAAAGCATTATCGTCAAGATATTTAGGTGTGACAATATCGGTCTCCGAATCAAGAGGGGTTTTTGTGTTGGTAATTCCAGATATAGCCCCCGCTTTCCCTTCAAACGCAATGCTGCCGCCGGTCACAATAGTTACAGCCTTTGCAAATAACTCGCGGAACCACGTGCCAGGTTTCATTGTTAGTTTTTTGAGAAACGTTACAATACTGTCGGTCTGCGAATAGTGGTACCACTCGCTTTCAGTTCCAATGGCGGATATGGCTTCGTCGGAAGACAGATAACCCCAAAAACAACGTGTGTCCCAATCGCGGGCTATGGTGCCGTTGTCGCCTGACGACGTTATCTTGCCTTGCAGGAAGATGTAGTAGTACTTCTCATCACCAATCTGTTCGGCGTTCGCGTTCTTGCCGTAGATGTCAATCTGCTCAGACGGAAACACAATCCATGCCGAAGCCGCAGAACTTAAACTGCGCGGTATGGCGGCATAGACGTATTTTTCGGTGTGCGAGTTGAACACAGTAGGCGAAGCCTGCAACGGCCAACGGCGATAATTGTGGCCGGCATCATAGCCGATGATGTCCTTGACGTACACAAGAATCTGGGCACCGCTGACGCACGATGCCTGAACATAATCGGGATAACCAAGGGCATTCAGCTCGATATGAAGTGCCGTAGACGAAATCCAATAGTCTTTGGTTGTTGCTTGTGTCATATATTATGTTGATTTTTCTGTTACGAATTTAGCATAAAACGCTCTATTCATACGGACATACGCAAACGACCCCAAGGGCACGTGCGTCTCTTGAGGTCGCAAGCCAACTGCAAGCCGACCGGTTCCTAATTCAAAACTCAAATGATGGTACTTCCTCGGAAGTCGAGTTTCGCCGTAAACGACACGCTGTGTACACCTTCTTTTGTCTTATCATCAAAAGAGATTTCGTCGTCGGCTGTGATGGTGCAAGGCAGAAACTTGCCGTTGATGTTTATCCATGCGTGTTCTGTCATCAGGAACTCATGCAGATACCATGCGAGCCATGCTTCATCGAGAGGGTCAGTCTGAAAGTTCCATTCCTCCTGATTATTCTGCTTGCGGGTTGTTGCACGTGAGATCGAGCGCAGGGATTCTTTTTGTGTCAGGGTGTAGTTGTTGGTTGTAATACTGAGCTTCTTGCTATATACTCTCGGTACACTGACGCTCTCCAATACACCGAACGAATTGATGAAGCGGAACTCCGTGCGACGGACAGCTTCTGCCTGCGGCATGGCATAAACGCTGATGTCGCCAATGGTTTGTCGTCCTTCGTTGGTTATCGTGAAAGCCTTGGCTTCGGGCGCATCCCATGTGGCTGTGGTGAAGTCGATGGCAGGCGAGTAGGGAGCTACGTAGATGATAGTTTCGCCTACACATGCCAACTGCGGTATGGTCGTGGGCTTGCGTGTCATGCGGCTAACGGGCATTGTGTCGTTTGTGGCCGTGAGTCGGTCGTAATCGGAGAAGCCTCCGAATAGAGTCTGCTTTACATCGTCTCCGGACAAGTAAGACACCGGTGATGTCTTATATACTTCACCATCAAGCATATACTCGTCGTATGCCGACACGTTGAACTTCACTACGGGCATTACACCAGGTTCGGACTTGTAAATATACGAATCGCGAAAAGAACGTAGAGCAGAGGAAATATCAACCACAACATTTCTAACTTTTTCGCTGACTATAGGTTCCGACATCTTTATGGTTTCATAGTTTCCTTCGCTTATACCGCATTTTATCTCGAATATCATACGATGGAAAGAGGGCGTTTTTTTTAAATTAATAGGTTTAACAATAAAAGAGATAGGATTACCATTAAACACCGAACCGGATAGTAATTTTAAATAACTTGCCATTGCTTTAATTATTAATTGGTAATTATTATTTATTAGTTAAATGCTGTAGATTTCCATTTCTACTTCTCCCATTCCTTCCTTCGCCGTCACGTCGGCATTTACCTTGTTGATTAGGCATTTCTTGCCGTCAATGGTCCACCACTCTTTCCAGTGGTTCTGAATGTCGGCTATCTGCGCTACGGAGGCGAGGCACTTGACGTAATACTTCTTACGGTGAAGGAGGAAGTAGATGTAATCGACGAGGAACACGTCTACGTAGCCTCGGTTCTTTACCGATGGAGTGTTTACTACGAGTGGAGCGTCTGCCCATTCGGGCTGCACCCAAGCACGTGGCTTCAAGGAGAAGCGTTCCTCGTTGCCGATGCCCGACTCAACGCCGTTGTAGTCGTACTCGTTGCCGTATGGGTCGATGGAGTCGGTAGTAAGGGCATAGTCGCCAGCCTTTGTGCGCCACTTCGAGTTGCCGAATCCGTCATAGTTATAGCCGTAGGCTTCGTGTGTCGCGTCGATGCCGCCACCTCGCATGATAGCCACAGACAAGCCCCAGTCGTATGACTGAAGGGGCGAGTTGCCGTCATCGGTAGACGACGGATCATAGCTCTCACGCAGCGAGAGTTCTTCGGTAACGTAGAAGTCGGCAACCATTGACGACATGGGGTTCTTGATGTATTGCTTCACAAACTCATGCTCCATATCCTCGTCGATGAGAGCTGCCATCTGGGTCTTGGCGTAAGACTCGTTCAATCCTCCAACCTCTTTACCTTTATGTTCCTTACCTACTTCGGTTGGCTGCTTTGGGTCATCGCTAACGCACGTGCTGCCCGATGTTGATGATAGAGCTTTACGGTAGTTGGCATCCACCATTCCGACAGGAACAAACGATGACTTGAACTCTATGATGTAGTCTTCGTTGAGCGTAGAACAATCGCCTGTTTCCACTCCCTTCATGGCTCCCACCTCAAACAGTCGCGGCTTCATATCGCCAGCATTGGTAAAATCCTTGTCAATCTTCACACGATACTTATTGCCCGTCTGAAGGTCTATGAACACGCTCATTTCGCCATTTTGCACACGATGAATAATATCCTTATATGTAAGACTTGTCACGGTGCGGTTCTTGGGATATTCGATGTAGTCGTAATCGGTGTTGTAGTCCTTCACTTTGTTCTTCACGTTGTCCTTTTGCTCTTTGGCTTCGCTTTCGGCTGCATATCCGGCACGCACACCGGTTATCTTCTCCGTCATGGGTACCATAGAGAGCACTTCGGCATGGAGGGGGCGAGGGTCGGGATTCTGCTTGCGGAACACGTCACGAATGAGATAAGCCGTAACCTTTTTCTGTTCGTAGTCATAATGAAACTTTATGCCGAACTGCTGTTCAAGCGAGTCGATAACATCTGACACCGACTCGGCAGGGAAGTTTTTGCCGTTGGCATACATACGGAAGATACTTGCACTCATCTGCGCCGAATCGATGGTACTCTTGCAAGTGATGCTTGCAATTTTGTTCTCGCCTACACGTTCAGTTACCCAGTCGCCTTCCACAGCTACCACTTCGGTGGCCTTGAAAACACCTTGGTTGTAGAAGCCACCTTCGTACTTCTTCTCTACCACCTTATACGTAACCTCACGGTATCTGACCTCCTGCACGCTCTTGTCTTTGGGATTTTCGAGTTTGAGCTGACCGCCACAACCGCGCGAACTGAGCCATATATTTACATCTTCAAAAAGATTTTTTACCTCCTTTTCGCTGTTAGCTTGCTTCTGGAAAAAGCCGACCTTAATATCGTCCGTGGTTTTCAATCCGGCTTTCACGGCTTCGTCTTCCTCCTTGTACTTCTCGCCATAATACAACGGCTCGATGTCGTAGGAGCATTTTGTGGTGAAGAAGCAGAGGCGGTTCATGTCGCCGATGGCTGTAAGAGCCGAATTGTCGAACTGCACGCCAAGGTGCTCGAAGAGGCAGTCGAGAAAGAACAACACGTAGAAGCAGATGCCCGACTGCGGACGGTCGGCATCCAATACCCAGATAGGACCACGGTCTTCGTACATTTCCTTTTCGCTCGTATTTTTATCATCCTCTCCTTTACGGGTGTCGATAGACTCTACAACCTTGTCTGACGTTGAGCCGTCTTCGGCAAGATCGTAATGCTTGTAGCACACACGGGCATTGCAGAACGGCTTGATGGGGTAGGGGTCGCTCACGTTGATGTATGACGTAAGAACGTCGGGCACATTCACTTCGTTACTGTTCGGATAGGTGTATATCTTCTTCAATACAGCCGCGTGCTTGTCGCCTGCCTCCTTGCACTGAGCAGGATAAGAGAAACCGAGGGCCTGGGGAGAGAAGGTTGCGTGAGTGCCAGATTTGCCCACCGAACCATACTTCTTGTTACCTTTCTTACCTTCGTATTTAATAACCACCTCAGTGTTATACGACACGCTAACATTCACTTCATCAATCTTCTCGCCTATCAAGAGCTGGTCCTTATATTTAGAAGGTATAGGCACCTCGTTGCACTTGAGGTCGCTAATGAGGTCGGAGAATGACTGTGTGGATGCGTCGATGTTGAGTGAGAGTGAGTCTTCTAAGCGTTCATCTTCCTGGATGATGGCTGTGCCGGAGGCGAAGGGTACGCCGTCGGCGACGATCTGCATAGGTGTGTGCTCGTAGCTGACGGGGCGAATGTCGGAGCTGACATCATCCACGTTCTTCAAGAAATGACGGTTGCCTTCCAAGGGCAGCTCTACGGGATAGGAGAACATATCAACGTCGTTGAACAAGGGATTGCTCAACTCGATGCTGATGGATGCGTCTTCCTTCAGGGCGAGGGGCTTGCCGTCGGCAAGAATGGTTAGTTTGCTGTTCATGTTGATTTTTTTAATAAGCCTTACTGAGCCTTGCTGGGCTTTAAGTGTTATACTATTATTTTGGCGTTGCCGTAGAGTGTGATGTTTCGTTCTGATGCGGCATATACCTTTGTGTCACCGTAGGCTTCGAGCTTGCGGTAGGAGCGAGCTCTAACTGTGCCTCCGTGTGCCTCGCACGTCACGCTGCCATTGAGCACGGCATCGGCGGTGGTCCATAGTCGGGCAGCTGTGTAGGCTGCAACCCAACCTTTGCTCACATGGCCATAGGCATGGTCGTGGATTTCGATTAGGGCTTGGTCGCAACGGTCGCTATACAACTGACTGTGATCCCATGCACGGACGTAGGCTTTGCCCAAGATGTAGCAGCGGGCATAGTCGTTGATGTCAACGATAGTGTCATAGTCAGTAACGAGGACAAACACAAACTCTGGTGCTGTCTTCGGACATTCGTTGACGTAGATGCCGGCGGCGTTCATTTCTTCCTTCAATGAAGGATAGATGGCAGGAAGCTGCTCGTTGATGATGTCGGCATACTTGCTCTCTACGAGGTCTTCCCAGTTATTACGCCACACAGCCATGAGCTGACTGATATTTTCGGTGGCGAGCATGGCACGATAGCCCTCGGCGCAAGCGTGGCGGTCGTGGCAGGCATGGGTGCAAATAGTCTTTAATATCTCGAATGGTGTCATTTCATTTCTTCTTTTACTTTCTCAAGAATAGCCTCGTAGCCTTTCAGTTCGTCTTCGGTCACAATGTCGGCGTAGTCTTTGCGGAGTTGGGCGATGCGGTCGGCAAGGCCTTTTGCACGGGTTTGGGTCGAAGGCTTGTCCTTTCGCAAAATGTACTTGATGAGAGCGTCGGCTTCGGCTTTGTGTTTGGCTGCTGCGTCACGAGCGGCTTTCACCTCGGGGCGGTCGTTGGCTATCTTGTCGGCTACCGACTGGGCGAAGAGAGGGTCACGGGCGAGTGCCTTGTCATAAAAAGGACGGAACTGGGCGCGTAAGTTCTGCGGTGGGACGTTGCACGCCTGCTCTATTCGGGCGATGTATTCGGGGTCGCCGGTGCGTGGGGATAGGCGAAGGTATGCCTCGCCAATCTCACGGTCTACGTTGATGTAGATACGAGGGAGGATGTCGCTTTCTATCTTTACGGCACGGGTGGCGAGAAGGGCAATCTCTTCTTCCGTGTAGATAGGTCTGCCAGCCTTCTCATTGGCTTCGACCATGGTCTTGGCTTGCTCAGACTTTGCTGCCATCTCGTTGCGCAAGGAGCGCACGGTGTTGACTTGCTCTTGCAGTCTGACGGAGAGGAACGGTCGGAGCTGCATGAGGTTGGGCATGGTGGACGCTATGGTCTCGCCGTTGGGGTTGGCCACGATGCCGCCGTAGGTGAGAGGCTGCAAGGTGAGGTCGGGTTGCAGGTCGGGGAAGAGCGAGCGACGCGCTTCCTCAAGAGCCTTCTCCTTCTGCTGCTCGGCATAGAGAGCCTGTTCCTCCTTGGTGGGGCGACCGACGTGACGCTTTATCTCTGTGCAAGAGGTCTGCATGGTTTGCAGATAGGTGAGGAGCTGGCGCACACGACGATGATAGTCGCGGAAACGTCGGCTCTCCTTTACGAACGACATTGCCCGTGGGTTCTGCTCAAGAAGAGTAAGACCACGCTCGAAGGCTTCACGCTGATCGGAGGTGAGCATACGGGCGGTAAGGGCAGGGGTTAGAATGCGGATTATTTCTTCCATAATGTTGCTTTTATAATGGGCCTTACTGAGCCTTACTGGGCCTTTATAAGCCTTGGAAATACTAATACAGCAGTGGCGACACGAATATCTTGCTGTCTGGCAGGTTGTTCTCGTAGCCTTTGCTTGTTGAGTCGGTGGTGTTGGTTGAGGGATTGTCGGGGGTAGTGTTGGCAGCGTCCGCTGCCTTGCGCATTTCCATGAGCCGGAGCACCGAGGAGCGTAAGGCGATGGCTTCGTTGTGGGCAGCGGCTCGGCGTGCCTTGTCAATAGTGAGAATTGTTGTGCGCTCTTCGAGGTGGGCCACCATCAGGCGACGTACCTTGCGAAGGAGAGGCTTGTCGTTGGGATTGTCGGTGTGGAGCAGACGCTGCACCGTGTCTTCGCCAATAGCCTCACTGATGTATTCGTCTTGAATGAAGTGAAGGTCGGGCAGAAGACGGATGAACTTCTCACGACTCTCGTAGATGTCGAGGTATTGCTGAAGGTCGGCACATGTAGCAATGAGGAGGTCGTGGTGGGCGTAGTAGTACTGACTCTCCTGCCACAATAGGCTTATCTCCTCAATGGCCTTATGCTGCTCGTCCTTTGGCTCGGTGGTCGGTGGGTCGGTGGAGTCGGCTTCGGCAATGGCTGCGGGTGTAGCCATTTTGCGTGCCCAACCTTCGAGCATTACGAGCATCTGATTGAGCGAAACCATTGCCTCGCGCTTATAGCCCTGCACACCCTTGTCAAGCAGGTCTTTGGATGCCGTGCCGTAGTCGTCACTTGAAGCCACGTTGATGCCAGTGCCGTTGATAGAGAGAGCCTGTGTGTAGGCGAAGCGCGACATGGCATCGTATGTTACCATGCGCTGTGCCATAAGCAGGAGTTGCATCCAGGGCTGCTGAGTGTGCTCGCCGTTGCTGACTGCCATATAGAAGTCGTCGGGCGAAACGGTCTGATAATACTCGCATAATCGGTGGTAGAGCGAGTCACCCAACTTGTCGCGCAGAAAATCTTTCTCGCTGTTGTCGAGTATGCCTTGAAGAGAACTTATCTCGTCGATGGCGTTGCTGGGAATGTGGAGCCGTAGTTCCTTGATAGTTGATAGTATCATGCGAATTTTGATTTTTGAATTTTGAATTATCGGCAAGCCGATTAGGATTTATCCATTTTTGAGTTGTCAGAACAGCGTGAGTTGCGCTTGCTCCAACTTGATGCGCTTGCAAGCCTTGTCGTAATACTCCTTGTTGAGCTCAAAGCCGATGAAGTTGCGCTTCTCTTTTATACAAGCAATGGCGGTGGTGCCGCTGCCCATACAGTTGTCTAATATGGTGTCGCCCTCGTTGGAGTAAGTGCGGATGAGATACTGAATGAGAGCGACAGGCTTTTGGGTAGGGTGGAAGTGGTTCTCTTGGCTCTGATGAGCATTAGAATATTCCAAAACGGTCTTTGGATAGAATAAACCTCCATTTCCTTCATGTATATATCCTTCTTTTTCCTGGTAGCCATTGTGAACTCCATTTTTTCTGCTTTCATTCAAGTGTTGAACTATCTTGCCAGAAAATTGTCCGTCCGTTCTCATTTGAGGGTTATAAGTTGGTAAAGAACGATAGAACACGCAAATATCTTCAGTCCAATTCATAAACTGTTTCTTTGCGTTCATCACATTGGTTGGCCTTGTTTTCAACCATGTAAGTTTCTGACGATATAATTTAATGTTTGACAAAATCAGTTTACTCGTAAAAGGTTCTCCGGAAAACAACACTATAGCCGCATTTTCTTTTGCTACTCGTAGATATTGTTCCCATAAGGGTTCAAACGGAATAATGGAATCCCATTTGCATACTGTCGTGCCATACGGCAAATCGCACACAATGCAATCCACGCTCCCGTCCGGAATCCTTTTCATTCCTTCGAGGCAGTCTTCATTATATATCTTATTCAGTTCTATCATGCTCTATATCATTTGTTCGTTACTATTCCTGCATCGTCACCCCCGTTTTCGAGTTATCCAGTGTGGTGAGCACTTCGCGGTCAATCTGCCACACCAGGTGCGGGTCCCAATCATTGAATTTGCTTATCACCTCCAACGGACGGAGCATGAGCTGCTGCAATGGGGCAAACTGGATTTGCTTTACGAGGAAACGCTCGCGGAGGTCGGTGCCACCCGATGATGTAGCGTCGCCTGGGGTGTTGCCGATGAGCTTCGAGTCCAAACCCATGGCAAAGAAGATGATAGATGATATTTCCTGAAGCTCGGTCTTCTCGGCTTGCGCTTGCGAGTTGGCTTTGCTCTCAATCTCCACAATCTCCCAAGCCTTGTGCTCCTTGCCGTCCAAGCCAGTGAACACGGCAGAGATAAGAGCCTGACCTGCGTTGTCGGGATTAGACAGCCAACGATTGATGTCAGTGAACACCTCCTGCTGTATCTGTGCCATCGTCTTGCTCTTGTTCTCGCCCTGCTGAGTGTAGAGCTGCTTGAGGTATTCCTGATGGATGTAAATAACGCGACCGATAATATTGCTGTTGCGCTTACGAGTGAGACGATCGTCAACAATGGTGAAGGCATACTCAAAGATGCTTCCGGCAAAGATGCTGTGCCAAAGGGCATCGGCATAGTAGGGACCTCCGAAGTCGCGCGGCGACATGATGAAGCGTGTGGGGCGGTTCTTGCGGCTCACACGTTGCTGACGTGCCTCGCGCACATGGCGTTTGAGGTCTGAGACGGCTGTGTCGGCTGCGAGATAAGGCACGGCAGCAATGCGACGGTCGGCTTCGGTGAGCGTCTGGGTGGAGTCGAGCCACTGGTTAGAGAGGTAGGCATAGTTGATGCGATACTGACTGTCCATGCGTTCCAGTCGGGTGGTGAACACCGAGCGAGGTTTTATGCCGACAATCTTCGGGTTCCACTGTGATGTGGGCACGGGTCGGCCGTTCTCGTCCAACTGACGTTGGTTGAGCTGCAGCTCGCAGAAGCATTGCGACATGAGCGACATATCGCCTGCCATCTCAAGATAGGTGCGCATGAGGCCGTTGTTCTCGATAAACTCTTGCAGCTCCTCATTGGTGCGTTCCCATTCTGCCAGTGCTGCCTTGAGTGACTTCATCTCTTCGCTGTCTTCACTCTCAGAATTGGTCTCCGATTTTAAGAATTGATTATCCAATTGTGAGAGTTGGTTATCCGATTGTGAGAGTTGGTCTTCCTTAGCCTTGAGGTCGGCTATCTGTCCGCGGAGCAGAGTGCCAGCCGAGGGGAAGGGGATAGACTTCTCGGTGATGTTGCCACCAACGTACTGCGTATAGTGATACTTGGCACATGGTCCGCGACCAACGAGAATCTTCTTCACGAAATCCACTCCCGCTGCCGGAAAGGGCGACATTTTGGAAAGCAGATACACGAGGTTGGGCAGTCGGTTGCCCACGCCCCACTCCATAAATCCCAGTCCAGGCGTACCCACACCTTCGGGCTTGGCTTTGTTCTCGCCGCCCGACGAACCGAATACGGCGGAGATCTCCCGTCTTGCCGCATTGCCTTCCGCTCCGGTCATGGTGGCCGAAGCCGTGAGTTTCTGGTGAACGTACTCGCCCCACGAAAACACGTTGCCTCCCTGCTTGGGCGCACAGAACGCGCCAGGCAGAACGGCCTCGTAGCCTTGCGACTGGAGCTCCTCACTACGCTGTTGGAGCTCGCTGATATTGCTAACTGTTGTCATTGTGATGAATGTGTGTGTTGTTAAATGTTATAGCGCAAATATAAGGAAAGACGGGGAGAAGGAGCGGACATGGTTAGAGGAGGGGATAAACAAAAAGCCCTGCTTTCCTCACGGACAACAGGACCATGCCTAAGTTAAAATTAAGAATGAAACATCCAGTCAAAGTATGATGTTAGTCGTGTCCGCCTACATGTCGTAGTCGCACATTTCGTTTGCCGAGCACAACTCATAGTTCTCCACGTTCTCAATCACCATATCTTCGCCATTGAACTGCTTGATGATAATCTTGCGATGCAGAGCGTCTGGGTGTACACTGCGGATATTGTTGTTGGAAATCAATATCGGGTGGTTGGCTTCTTTGGTATATACCATAAGATACCACGGACCAGTCTTGTACTGATCCATCACCAATGCAATCTTGGAGTTAAGAAGCGAGGAAAACTTGTCGATAGCTTTCTCTATTAACTTCTCCTTGTGCTTCTGTCCGAACTTGTCGAGCCAAGAGGAGATAAAGGAAAGCACGAAGATAACCAAGAGGATTATTAACGCTGAAATAATTGATACCATAATCGTTGTTGTTTTAATTGTTTATCGTTTGATGTTCCACATGTGCTCAGCTGGACCTACGAGCACATCTATGTTTGCGCCCTGCTTCTGAGCCACCGTCTCCACCCATTTAAGCTGAATAAACTGCTGTGGGTTAAGATTCATCTCGCTCATATACGCCTTATCTGCCACAGCCTTTTGACGCTCAGCCTTCTCGCGAGCCACCTGAACCTCGTATTCACGTTCCTGCGTCTGCTTGGCCTGTACCATTTTAGCCGTGCGGTTCATTTCGGCAAGCTGTTCCTTGTTGGGTGTTGCCTTACCGATAATAACATCCTTGATGATAACGGGCATCGGCTTGTGCTTGGAGAGGACTGCAACGTAATCCTGCATCTGCTTCAGAATCTTCTTGTCGATAGTGCTCAATACCTGTCGGTTAGACATCAAATCGAATGGGCTATACTGTGAGATATGGTCTCTGACAAGATTGCAGAAATAGTTGTATAGATTAGTATTAAACCAATCACGTCCATAGTTCTGCAACAGTATGGGAGAACGACCCTGCTCCACCTGCGTGACTATGACAGAATGGAAGTCGAGCGGAGTGTTGTCGTCGGAGAAGATGTCGTCAAGAAGCACCTCGTGGCGTACCGGAACAATCTTGAATGTCTCGGCACGAGTACTCAGTGCACACCATGTCAGACCACTCTGGACTGGAGTGTCGTCAACACCACCATGTCCGAATATCCATGGTTTCTTTACCAACACGGTTTCCTCGTCGGCATCGGGCGACACAAAACGACACGAGGATAACATCACTACTGCGACAAACGCAAAAAGAATTGAAAATAATTTTCTCATAATTGTTTCTTTGTCTATAAATCCGTTAATTAATATAAGATATGCAGTGGTTATAGCGTTTTCCTTCGTCTCGCTCGTCTGCATCAGAGCCCGTTAATTACGTTTTACGGAGTGGTTACATGCGACACACTGAGTACGATCCCTTGGCCTTCGGGATAAGTTTCTTTTTTGTCATCAGATTTTACGGATTTTGGTTTGTTTCATTTGATGACAAAAGAAAAATCCATTCAATCCGATGTGAAAAACCTTTTCTCGGAAGAACTCAATTCTTTCCAGTTTTGTAAGAATTGGAAAGAACTGGAATGGTAATACACTCGCCGATGTTATGCCTCAAACTCCGAAGGCAGCTTCTGACCGCCACCCTAAGAAGAGTCCATGTCTGCTTTTCCGTTGGACTTGACGGTGGCGCGATAGCCCTGCTTCTTGGTAGAAGGATTGTAGGCTTTCGTCTTACTCAATTCCAATGACATTGCCATAAAAAATGAAGTGTTAAATTAAACATTACATATACCCGAACTAAATGGAAGTATCTATTTTAGTTCTTCGTGTGCTTGTGCAAATCTACTAAGAATTGTTTTGGTGGTGTGGACATGCTTTACAGCTCCACCAACACCTTTATCTCTCTATGTCCCCCTCCTTATGTATGCAGCGTGGGCGATATTCCTTTAGCGGAATACACTCGGCGGTTCTGCTCAAACATTCGGTCGTAGGGTGGTGCCTGCATCATACCGACTACGAGGGTGCGTGTGGAGCTATTCAGCATTTGGCATATTTTCGTGTGCGTCATGTTCCTTTTTGTTGTCGTAGAGATAAGCACATAACACGCATTTCTTGCCGAACACATCCGTTTTCATCAAATGATGACAGGCGCAACACTCTCCATCACCAACCTCTCGCTTGGTCTTTTGGCGAATTTTATAGTTGTACGGACATTCCTGTCCCATTTCAACGAACTCGGCTTGATTAAAGCGGTTTATAAGCTCCTCTTGCTCGTCTCTTTGCTTTCGCAAAACCTTATAGGCGCTTTCGAGCGCATTGGATTTTTCGTTCAGTTCATCATACATCAGCTCCAAGTTTTTATACTCGTTCGTAAGAGTCTTGTTATCTTTTTCCAGTTTGTCGCAATGGTCGCGCATCTGCATCATTTCGCCAAGCGTCTGCTTTGTCGGATCTTCGTCCTTGCGCTTCTCCCGTCCGTCCAACTGGCGAACAACTTCGTTGTAGTCGTCCATGAGCTGATGCACACGCTCTGTCATCATCATGTTCTCTGCCTTCAGGTCGGCAATAATGCAGGCAAGTGCCTCCATGCGTTTGTTTGTTTCTTTTTCCATAGTCTCTATGTTTTATGGGGTTCTGTTTAATTATACAACATGCTCATTAATGCCGCAGCCCTTCGCTTGTCGGTAAATCCTTTGATGTTTACCCATTTGTCGAAGATGCAGCCTCCGACTCTTTTCTGAACCATCCAGACGGTCACGGGTATGCAACCGTCGTAGACCTCCATTGGAATAATTCTGAGCTTCATGTCTTATTCAAATTTATATACTATATGTGGCGTGGTGTTGCCCAGTCCGTCACGAGGGTCGGCAAAGCCGCCTGGTGGCGATGCAGTCACGGCATTGGCTATTCGCTTGCGCGGTCGGTACTGTTAAAACTCATGGGTGTTGGCATTTGATCATCTTACTTCCTGCCATGTGTTACCGTGACCGATTCCACACTTTGCCGCAAACGCACAAAAACTCTTGTCGTGGCGACCATTAAGGCAAGTTCCTAAATCGGCGCAGGTATCACAACCGAGATCCATCCAATCGGGATGATACCACACCTTATCGCCAACCTCACGGATATAACCTCTCTTATAATCTACCACCAAGGTTCTACCTCCGGTGGGAAAAGGTTTGTATTTGTTCAAGACGATCTTATACCGATTGTTTTTCTTCCTAACAACACGATATTTATTAGGTAGCGACCATCCAGGGTCAAAAACTTCAGGAGGCACACAACACTTTTTCGGAAAGTGGAACACCTTCGGATTACAAAAGTTAGAAAGCACTTTACGGTCAGTAGAAACAATATCTTCCCAGTTATTACAACAACGAAGTACGTCAACCCTCCATCCTATACGACGCTCTACCATATCTAACAGCGAGGGATAGTTGTGGGGTTTCTTCCAAACACCTCTAAAGTAAAGGTTGTATCTGTCAAACAGTACCTTGTTTTTTGCTTTCATAGGACTATACTTTAATTTCCAGACTAAATTTCACTATTTTAAGGACGAGCTGTAGTTCGTGAACGTACTTTATATGACATAAGAGTGCATAGCCTTTCACGTTGTAATACTTTATGAATATTGCCCAAGCGTATTTTTTTCGTTCTACAGCCAAATATCTGGCAAGGGAGCTACCTGTTCTTGCTTTAATTGGTCTTGTAAAGTACTTGCCAACGATCTTTTCTTTAAAACCGTTCTTTTTAAGTATTTCGGGCGTGATGGGCACGCCATCGATGTTGCAGCACCATGTCCCCCAGGGACCGTCGTCTTCGTCGTTGACAGCCTTCAGACTGACGACTCCCTTCTTGTCATTACGCTGTCGGTCGGGATGGATTTCGGTAACGATGCACAAGGTGTCTTTCGGAAACATGCAGTCTTTGTTTGTCTGCACAATGTCGCCTATTCTAAGGTCTTCTGCATTAATCATTGTCGGCCTCCTTTCCTTCTTCAGTCTTAAAGTATTCGCCGTATTGTTGCCACTTCTCTTCGTGGATATTGCCGACAACCTCAAAGTTCTTCATTTTCTCTTTCTGGACATCATCACCAATGCCGTCAGAAATACCGCATACTTTAGAGTCGGGATTCACTGCCGTCACTATACAAAAGAAAGCTCCCTCCTCGCAGTAATACACTACGGCATAGTAGTTGTCGCGCTCGTTGTCTTCGATACAGCTATACGGATAATTGTCCGAGCGCAACACGTCACCCTCATATATCTCCTTGCCGTTCTTGTCGAGAAAGCCGGTGAACTGGCAGACGGAATCGGGGTCAATCAATACTGCTTCATTACGATTAAGCATAGAAACTTTCTGTCTGTCCTCAATGATGTAGGTATTATCACACTCCTTATAGTAATAGCCTTTAATCCACTCACTGCTATCAACACTCTTGCCTTTGAATTTAATCACCCTGTTCATTGCTGTTGAATTATTGTTTGTTATTATCGTTAGATTTAAAGACAAAATCAGTCCAAATGTCAATGAACTGCATACCTGCATACTCCGCCAAGTCTCTGTTTGAGAAGACAAAACACACACCGTTATCCGGCTTCGGACGCGACGAAGCGTAAAGCGCATTCGAGAAGACGGGACCGCCATTCGCATTCGCATCGTAGTTCGCACGACCGACACAGCGAATCTTTACCACCTCACTGAAGTTGTTGTACCCTTCCGTAGTATAGAAGTAGAACCAGGGATAGTAGCGAAATTCGTCTTCAGTAAACTTTGGGTGCCAGCCCTCATTGAGAGCTTCCGTAATGATACGCAGCTTTAGGAACGCTACAACATCCTTGCCCATCCATTCTACAAGTGACTGCCCACCGTTAGCTCTGGTGATCAAAGAATTGTAGGCAGACACCATAGGATGATTTTCACCCAGTTCATTACAGGCATCCTCGAAAGTCTTTATGCGTTCTGTCACAGGACGGTTGTCTTTCTCGTCAACCATTACGAGGACGGTCTTGCCATCTATTTTCTGCCATGCTGCTTTCTTGCCATCGGGCACTTTTATATGAATTGTTTTACTCATAATTTATTTTCTATTTTTTCCGAATATGATTAGGCATAGTCCGCAGATTATAAGTTCCGCTGCCATTGACGAAAAGCCATATGGTATGCCAAAATGAGCACCAATGATAAAATCTATTGAGAGAAGTGCTATGATGCACCCAAACACAAGTAATATAATACCGTCTAATTTTCCCATACTACCTCCTTCACTCCGAAAGGCGCACCGTCGGCAAAGCTAAAACAGTCAAAGAAAGCCTTATAATTAGAAGAGCCACCACTGGTTCCTTGTATTCCTTCTGTGTGCATAAATCCAATTTGGGTATATACATTTCGTTTCTTTTCTCTCAGCCATCCAAATGGCTGATGTTTCAGCATCTCCTGCCAGCACTCGTCTACATCCTTAAACGGGCGGTACTTGGGTTCGGGCTTGATACGGTAGTCGTAACAATCAGGTCTAAAATGATGTTCTTCATCCACATCTACCCATTTATCGTTGAAATTAGGCTTTCCTGGATGTTCAATCTTAAAGCTAAGGTCAACTTTGTAATATTGGATAGTTTTGCCATTTACATACGCCTGCATTACATCCACTAACTGCTTTATTTTCTCTTTTTTCATTGTCCTCTATATTTTCGTTAATACTCACATCATTTTATCTCTTTCTTCGCTTCGCCTTGCGTCGTTCTTGTAAGTTATGCCGCACAAGCGGAGTAATAGTGAACGAATGAGATCCGTCGGGCAAGAGAAAACGGATTATTCTCTTTGTCTTGCCTTCAAGAAAATCGTCTATATCTTTTATTACTTCGCAAAGAATCACATCCTGCGATACCTTATCTCCAGTCTGATGCCCATACAAATAACGAACATATTCCGAATTAACGGTAACAATGTATTGTCTTTCTTTATGTATCTTCATTGTCCTCTATATTTTCGTTATGCTTTACTTTGTTCCGCTTAAATCCTCCAAATTCAACCTTACGGCATTACGGTCAAGTTCTTTCCAATATTTCAACGCATCTTCTATAGTCGAAAAAAGGTCCGAAGGGTCGGTTATTGTGACGTTATTGTTTGCTACTTTTTCGCAGCCGGGACGGTTGCGATGTATTACCTTGATATACATAAGCTAATCTATTAGTTCAAAATCATAAACGAACACATAAGGGTTGCTCTCCCAAGTTCCTTTGCCGGAGATGCGGTCGATAAGGGAGGCGTAGGCTTGCTGCGGAGTGCGGAACGAGGAATTGGCAAGACCGTGGTACCAAAACATCGTACCTTCAAGCCCTACGTTGTCGTCACGCCAAACGCCTTCCGCTATGCAATCTTCCTCGCTGATGTCTTGCAGACGCTCGACACGAATGTTAGTAATGCGGATGCGGTGCGGCATAAAGTCTGCCTTCACAAACATCTTGTTGTGGGATCCTTTCTCGAATATGACCTTCCCTAAAAGACGGAAAAATTCACCGTCATACGCCAGATCTGCGTACTTCTGCGCAATGGCTACCACCTCGCCGACTTTGTAACGTGAAGACGACAAAGCGTAATCAAACATCTGCTGAAGCATATCTCCTTGGGCTTCATGGAGTCGTCTATTACATGACCTTTTCCAAGCACTAATGTCCTCATTTGACCACCCTTCGTCGGTCTCCAATCTTTGAAAAAACATTGTAGGATTTAGCATACGCCTGGTCTGGGTCTTTCTGCCTTCGAGTACAGCCTGTGTGAGACCGTACTTGTCATTGAACATAATCTTCTTCATACTCTATATTTCCGTTAATATTTTACTACGTCTTCCTAATCTTTTCCATTTCCTCATTCTCCTTGCTCAGTCGCTCCAAATGTTCCAGAACAAGCGAATACGACTGATTGTTCACCTGATCTTCGGTAAGCGAGGCGTATTTCTGCATGGTGGCGATGGTGGCGGTGTATATCTCCAGGGGCGTTGACGGCCGCTTGCGAGGATCAAGCTTCTGCACCTTGAACACATGGGGGTAACGCCGTGAGAGGGTGTGCATCATGCCGGTCCACCAGAAGAGGATAGGTTGCCATTGGTGATCGGGGAAGTGGCGGAAGAGTGGGGCTTGGGTGTCGAACTGATGGGTGTCGTAGTGGAAATCATGCACCTTGAGGTTGGTGTTGGTGTCGATGAAGTCGATACGACGGTTGAAGATGGTGGCGAGGAACATGGAACGTGCCTGGTCTACGCTGTCGGCTTGCTGTGCCATCTGCTCGGCCGTGAACTTACCCATCTGCTTCATCTTGACAAGGTTGTTGGCGAGCGAGGTGTATTGTCCCATGAAATCGGAGGCAAAACGATACTGCTGCCATGAAAAGCCGTCCATATCTTGCGCCGGACCTTCATAGTCGGTCTTGCGACGTAGCAGACCACGTTTGTTGCGTAGGCGAAGGAGAGGGTAGGGAAAGCGAGAGAGGTGAGCTCCACGCTTGTTGTCGAGCCAGTCGAGCAATCCGGCACCGGAGGCAAGATACTCAGCCGAGTTGCGGTCGTCGGTCTTCGGCTTAGGCGTTAGCCAATAGTTGAACTGCCATAAGTAGATGGGGAAGGTTTCTTCCTCCTGTTGTTTGCGACGGAAGAAACGGTTGCGTCGGCTTGGGGTGGAGAGTCGGCAAGTGTAGTGTTGCTTCTCAAGAGGCTTCGACTCGTCTATGCCTTCCACTATCTCTATGCCTGCAAGAACAAAGAAGCACGCTATCTTGACGTTGCGCATGTCGAAGGGATGATAACGGTCGGCTCGCTCTATCTGCTCAAGCATTATGCGGGAAATGAGCTCCAACTGCTCGGTGCTGCACTCGTTCCATGATCGGGGCAGTGTTAGGTTGATGTTTCGTTGTGTCATAATTTTCGGGTTTCTTTCATAGGCAAATGTAGGAGTTTTGAATTTGGTGGGGCGGACATGGTGGGGGAGCGTATAAGGAGAAGATACAAATGAAGCCACTCTGCGAATTGTGTAATTAGCGCAAAGTGGCTTTGAAGAATACAAATGTAAAAATTCAAAAAATTAGAGGGTGGCGTGTAGGGCATTATAGTCCCACACCTTAGTGCAGTCGTCTTCGCAGGGCTGCCAGTCGTCATCACAAAAGTAGAAAGCGTAGGCGGCTTTGATTATCTCCTCTTCGTTCATGCAAGCGCAGAGGTCGGCGTACATCGAATTGAAGGCGACGTATTTGTCCCATGCGTTGACATTTGAGTGAAACTTCATACCCTTAGTCAGCTCGTCTACCTTGATACGAGTCCAATGTGCACCTCCGCCGGTTGGCGTACCCTCCTCGTCGTACATGCCGCTATAGACAAGAGCATTAACATCGTGGTTGGCCATCTTCTCAGAATAGTGTCGTCCATAGAGAACGGCGTGCTGACGGCGCAATATGTGCCAATAGAGTTTGGGGTCGGTCTGCTCCAGCGCAAGGAGATCGGTAGAGAGAGTTTCTACTGCTGCCCACATCTTCTTCTCGGTAGCCATACCATTGGCACGAGCCTGTTCAATCATCTGTTTGTAATTCATTTTGTTTGAGTCTTTATATGTTTAACATGTAGGGCAGATGCCCCGAAAATGTGGGATAAGTAATGTTTTTTGCGCAGAGATGTGCAACGTTGGAAAGAAAGTTTGCGCTTGGGGCTTGCTTTCTGCCTTTACCTTAGTGGTCGAGGCGGTCGGTGGTGTGTCTTTCTTTTTCATAGAGTTTCGTAAATTTTCGTTGAAGAATAAGCAGCAACAACACAAACCAGTTTGACAGATATGCCACCACAATGGCCGACAGCGCCGATGCGTAGACATCGTGGCCGAGGTAGAACAACGCCGACATTGTAACCCAAAAAGTGAAACACTGAGGGCATGATGCCACCTTGTCAACAACACGGGCAATGGCTTCGGCCAGTCCGAGGTGTTGGGCAAGCGTGGCAGCTATCATGGTGGCTATAGCTATCAGAACTATCATGGCTTTATGTAGTTGCAAGGGTGAGCGTTACGGGGCAGTCGGACACGAAAGTCTTGGAACAGTTGCAGCAAGATATGCGTGCTATGCCGTTCTGTACGGTACCTACTGTTATTGTTGCCGAGTTGATGGCTGTGGCGCTGAACACAGGTATGGTGAAGTCTTGCGACACCACTTGTGAGCGTGTGCAGCACGAGCCGCAGTTGCATGGGATGTAGCTTATTACACCCTCAACGTGAATGACGATGATATACTGCGATGTGCCTACGTTGGCAATGCTCTTGACGGAGAACTTCGGAGCGAACACGGGTGTCTCATCTACGCAAGCCGGTGTGCAAAGCTGCTGTGTGATATTGACATCATAATAGGGTGCAGCGGCGGTTGCACCAGCCGCAAGTGTGGCTATGATGATAGCCGGAATGGTACGTTTGTTCATAATCGTTTATGTTTTATTATAGCGACGATGCTTGCCGCCGCTTGGTTTGTTACTCTGTTTAATGTTTTACCTGATAGCCTTGCGTCTGCCCTACGGGTAGGTTCTTGTCAAGAAGATCGGCAAGCTCGGTGAGGTCTTCGTCTTCAAACGTCACCATACCCTCGAGCACAGACAGCGGTCCGTTACCTCGCATCTTCTCCACTATGTCATGTGCCATCTGCGGTATGCTCTCTTCGGGTATCTGACCGAAATATCGGGCAAGCATAGGTGCGACGAGCGAGTTGATGATTGGCTGGATGAGTGGCTCGATGTCCTTCTGTAGGGCATAACTGCCACTGACAATGCCTAACGAACTGATGGTGGCTTGCAGAGACTGAAGCATGGGTAGGCGCATGAGGTTGCCTGCGGCTATCTGCGAAATGGCGGGTCGTGCCCATTCGGACACGACTGCCGCCAAGATTTGTGAGTTTTTGTATTCCATATATATAGCTGGATTACGTTATTCTCTTACTGATTGCATCCGCAACCGCAACCGGTCTGGCATACGTTGGTTGAAGGGATGAACAACTTGGTTACGCTCGACAACGATGCCACCTGCGACTTGAGCACGTCGATGCTGGCGTTAGCTGCCGCATTGTAAGCCATCTGCTGTGCGTTGACGGCTTGCTGCGCATCCTTGTTTGCATCCACTTTGTCTTCTACACGGCGCAACTTCGTATCGAGATACTGTGTCACTTCCACGAGCTTCTTGTCGGTGTAGTTTTCGCTCTTCTGAATGGCGAGTTCGGTTTTCAGAGTGCTGTTCTCTTGGATGAGGTTAGTCTCACTCTTAGTTACGAAACGCGCATCAGGGTCGGTAGGATTGGCTGTCATGCCGTTGTTTCTTCCGATGCCCAGAAGCGAGGCGCTGCCTCCCAATAGGCTCGTTGCCAAGCCTGCGATGCCGAGACCCAAGGCTGTATTGCCAAGTCCCTTGCTGGCAACATCATAGTTGCCGTCATTAGTTTTAATCTGCATAGTGTTTTGTGTTTGGTTGATTTCGTTCATTATTGAACTTGTTGCAAAGGTAGGGGAGAAAGTGGTGTGGGCGAAGTGTTTCTTATTAAGTGTTCTTGCCGTGGAATAACGTATAATTTCGGCTAATACTAAAATAAAAAAGCCTCACGCTGCTAACGTGAGGCTCGGTACAGTATAAGATATTCTAATGACTATCGGGGATGCGGTGTGAACTTCCCTTGCGAATCTTCGGCTACGGAAATGTATGGCACCACTTCGTCGCGGATGATGTCAAGAAATAATTGTGCGGCTCGCTTCTTGGGTACGTCCTGCATCCAGTGGGCGTTGCTCATCAACTGTTGTTCGAGTCCGACAACGGGACGCGCTACAAGGGTAGGGTGGTTGCGCAGGTAGAGCTTAGGCATGAAGGTGACGTACTTGGTTTCTTCCACCGAAGCAAGGGCTTCGTCGGGGTCGCTGATGATACACTTGATGTTGAGTTTGTATAGGTCGCGCTGAATGTTTTTTGAAAGGTCTCAATCGCACGTTCGCCTACGTCGGGCATAATGATAGGGTGCTTCAGAATGTCTTCATACGACACCTTTGGAAGTGAGGCAAGCGGATGGGTATCGCGCATGATAGCATACACATTAAAGGGTATGCAGGGTGTAGTCTCTATTCCCTCGTGGCTGTAAGCCATATTCATAGTGAAAGCAAGGTCTAACATGTGCGCCCTTAGCGATTGGTTAAGAATATATGCTTTGGTGAACTCGGCATTGATACGCACGTTGGGGTATCTCTCCATAAATATCAATGCTGCCATACGGACATACGGAGCAATAAAAGAACCTACGCCTATGCGCAATTCGCCGGTCATGCAGTTGTTAAGGGCATTGATTTGCTCTTTGCAGTCCTCGGTCTGCTTCAGTATTTCTTTGGCACGAGGCAACAGAGCTTCGCCGCTTTCAGTGAGCATAATGCCGTGCGAAGTGCGGATAAGCAGTTTGCAACCCAACTCGTCCTCCAGGGCGCGAATGTGCTGGCTTACCGCCGACTGGGTGACGCAACAACGTGTGGCAGCCGTACTAAACGACTTTGTTTCGGCGACATAAACAAAGGAGCGTAAATGTCTTAATTCCATAAAACCTATATTTTTAGTTATTCTACGTTTACAACAATGTAATCAAAGAAGCTTTTCTAATTGCAAAATTAAAGACAATTATCTAATTTAGATTATATTTTGTATTAAAAACGCTAATTTTAGTATAAATTTATCAGAATACTAATATATATAATAAAAATCCCTGCATCCATACCTTTTGTATATAAAGGATAGATGCAGGGATTTGTCGTATGACGAAAAAATCTTTCTCGTATGAGCGATTATTTCTTGCTCTTCTTTGCCGTCGTTCCTTCTTCACTTGTGCTGAAGAAAGAAGAGTCGGCATCGTCGAACACTTCCTTAGCGATATTGCTTTCGCTCTGTGCGTCAATATCGCTTACCCTTTTTTTGAAGCGAGAAGCGAGTCCCAACCGCCGGTCTCAGGCTCTGTAATCTCGTAACGTCCGTACATTGTGGGCTGCAGGGTTCCGCTCAGTTCTACCTGACGATCGTCCTCGGCCTTCTTACCCGTGTCGCCCTTGATGCCACCAGAAGCATACTCGAACTTGTGCTGAGAGTCGTACACGATAATACTCTTCTCGCCATCCTGGATAATATAACCAAGGTCGAGGTTGTTCAGGGCGCGAGCCACTTCTGCTGACTCTGCGTTTACGCTCTCAAGCACGTAGTCAAGCTGCTGCTTGAAACCTTTTCTGCGGCCAAGGTTCTCGAAAGTGTGTCCCTGACTACTTTCTTTGCATTCAAATTTGTAGAGACCCTTGCCAGTGTTGAACGACTCGGTGGTCAGAGCAGGATAAACGTTCTTTTCTGCTTTCAAAGGAGCCTTGAGGTCGCCTTTGTTGAAAGCATACACATTGATGCCAAGGCCGCCAAAGTTCTCTAAGCATTCATTAGCGGCGAGAATATCCTTAATCTCAGGACATGTTGCTGTTACTGCCATATTCTTATGAGTTTTTGTGTTGTTGAATGTATTGTTTAAAAGAAGGGCGGCGGGTAAGCATGTTCCGTCAGGTCAGCCACGACCGTCGCCCGTGAAAATATAGAGTGAAAGAAACTCCGTTAGGTATTAACCGTTCTTCTTGAAGAAAGCTGTCAAGCCCATGTTCGTGCCGGTGGCGGTGAGCTGAATCTTCTTCTCGGTCTTGCCGTTGCTCCAACCTGCAAACTTGTAGGTAGTACCATCGACTGCCTCAAGAGAGAGAATCTGATTAGGCGCAGTTTCAAGCGGCTTGGTGTAACCTGTGCCATTTACCTTTACTGTACCGTCTGGTTTCTGACCGTCAGTACCAGCAAGGGTAATCACGAGCATAGTGTTATCGTAGTCGCCGGCTACATACTCAGGAGCAACGAGATTACCGTCGCTGACGCAGAGAGCATATTTCAAGTAGTTGCGTATGCCTGCTCCCTGGATTGACTGAATCTGGAAAGATAAGTCTCTGTGATCTCGGTCGGAGCCGAGGCGAACACTTACATACTGCTGGTTGCTGAGTGTGTCAACACCATAGACAAAGTTCTTGTCGATGCTTGCATACATACGGTCGCCTGCGCCGAAGTTGGCGATAGGACAGATAGTAACCTTAGAAAGACCCGGCAACTTGAAATTGTCGCCCTGGTTGTACTCTACACGGAAGTTGCCGTGGAACTTGTTAGCATAACCTGCTGCAATGTTCATGGCAGTTGCCTCGTTCATGTAAACCCATGTCGGAACCTTGCGCAGACGCTCATCCCAATTAGCGTGCCACTCGATGAAGTTGTCATAAGGAGTAGAGTCGTTGTTGTCAGCAGGAGCCGAAATAGCCTTACAAGGAACGAGGTTGCCGTTAGCCTCTGAGATAAGACCGTCCTCGATGTCGTGCTTAATGCAAGTGTGGAAACCGTCGTAGAGAGCCATGGCCTGATCGCGAGCAGGAACTGAGTCGGCGCCATTGTCAAGAGTAATGTCACCGAACCACAAGTTAGCAGCGAGGTTGTCGGCATAGTCCTTAAGGATTGCCTCTACAGCCTGTGAGGAGAGAGGGAACTGACCCTGAGCGTCTGTTCCGAATACTGTTTCACAGAAGTCGTCGATATTGCCGGGAAACTTATCCCAGGAGAGCTTCGAGGTAAGCGTACGCTCTTTCAAAAATCCAGCTTCGCTGTTGATTTCACGGTGAACGTCCTTACGACGTGTGGTGCCACCCTTGCGAATGAACAAGTGGAAAGTGCGCTTGAACTGAACACCAGTGATGATGTCAATGCCAAGGCGGTCCATCTCTTCGGCATCCGAATAGCCAGGACCCATCACAATTTCCTTAGCAACCTCCTCGGCTACGTGCTGAAGCGCGTCAAGGCCGATAAAATCTTTAGGTAAATTTGCCATAATTGTTGTGTTTTTGTGTCTTTGTTAATGTTTTTGTTGTTTGTGTTGGTTGAGAGTTTTTATTTCTCTTCCTCGCCATGCAGGAAGCGCCGGAAAGCAGCCTTTCGCTCAACGTTGGTCTTGTACTTGCTGCCATCGAACGAGCGCAGCTGCGTAGTTTTCACACCCTCGCCATTGTTCTCAGGAGCCTCGCCGCTGTTTAGCTCTTCGCCAGCCTCATTGGTGAGCGCGGCAATCTGAGCCTGCTTGTCGGCAATGGTCTGCTCGGCTGTAGCAAGCGCGTCCTTAGCGGTCTGAAGGTTTGCCTCAGCATCAGTCTTGTCGGCTGTGAGCTGGGCAATCTCTTTGTCCTTTGCCTTGGCGAGAGCTTTCAGCTCGTCGTCCTTTTTGGCAAGAGCATCGGTGTGCTGCGCGTTAAGGTCGCTTAGTTCTGTACTGTGAGCCTCGTTAGCCTGGGCAAGTGCGTTCTCCGCGACTTCCTTTGCTTCGTTGGCTGCGTTTACTTGAGCGGAGAGTTCATCAAACTTGCCCTGCAATTCTGCGAGAGCGTTCTCCGCTGTGGTGACTTTCTGCTCTGCATCAGTCACCTTCTGCTCGGCTTCCTTCATGTGGGCTTCGAGAGAGTCAAGAAGCGAGGCGTTCATATACGCGCCCTCTTCCGTAACGGCAATCTCGCCAGCCTGCAATCCGCAAGCGTTGCAAATAAGAGGATATTTCTCCATATTGATATTAGTATTTGTATTGGTTGCTTCCGGTTCCTCTGACTCCGGCTCAATCTCCGGCTCGTTCTGTGGCTCAACTGCCTGCTCACGGTTGATGAGTTCGGCTCTGCCATCATAAAGTTTAAAGGCGTGTTGCACTACTCCCATAAATGACGACTGACCGTCCATCAAAATGCCCTTCACGTCCTCTGCATTGAACACTTTGCCTTTCAGGTGTTCGTCCTTTGCGTTAGGGCAAGCTTTTTTGACATCGGCGCGAAACTCAACGCCAAGATCGGCAAGTTCTTTGATAAGCTCCTTGTCATCATCCTTATTGGCAATGTCGCGATAAGCCTTGTTCTTGTCAAATGACTCGGGGTCATAAAGCTCATGGTAGGTCTCGTCGGTGTACTCGTCTTTCGCTCCATCGGGCAAAGTGTAGAACGCTGCCATTACGCCGATACAACCGACCTGATCTTTGGGGTTCATGTAATAGCGCTCATCGCAAAGAGAAGCGAGATACATTCCTGCCGAGGCACACAAACCATCAACCAAAGCAATCACCTTCTGGCCTTTTGAGTGAGCATAGTCAATGGCAAGAGCATAGTCGTTTTTTGCCCATGCCGAACCGCCGGGAGTATTGATGACGAAAACGTGACCACGACAAAGAGGATGGTCGGCAGCTCGCATCATCATGTCGCGGTGGTCGATAGAGCCATACGAGCAATTGCCGCCGTTGCGAGTGATAGGACCGTCAACGGAAAGTACCGAAACGAAGGGGAAGTTCTGTGCGTGCTCGTCGTCATCAGGAAGGTCCAAAGTCCAGTTGCCTCTCACCTGCTTGCCATCCTCCGAAATCTGATATTCCTCTGGATAGTAGGTGTTGCCCTCGGCATCCTCTGCGGTGACATATCCACAGCTCTTCTCCGGCTTGCTGAAAGCCGCATGAGTGTTTAGGTTGTGCTCAAGCGACTTGCGAATACCATGCACGAAGTCGGGACTAACCATCCACTTCTTTCCGGTAAGTATTTCAAATAATCCTTTCATTAGTAAAAATGTGTTTTGTGTTGTTATCCTGAGAAATCAATCTTTTTACCGACTGACCATGTTGCGGAGGAAGGACTCGAACCTTCGACCTCTTGGGTATGAACCAAGTGAGCTACCAACTGCTACCACTCCGCTGTATTATCCATATGCAAAATTAAAGGCTGCTTCGGTAATATTTAGGACAAAAAAACGCCGCTATCCTCGCGGACAACGACGTAATATATAATCTAAGGCATTGAAAAATGTCTAAAATGCTATGCCTCTCGAAGTGTGATAGGTATCGGCTCCGACAGGGCTTGTGTGGTGGCAGTAACGTTTCGCGTCAACTCAGTCTGACTATGGTCTGTGGTGCTACCTATGTCGAATGTATGGGGCAAGGTGTAGCACAACTGCAACGAACCGTCCATCTTGCGCAATACCACGTAATACTCCTTATCACGCATATTTCGGTACGCTTCAGCCACATTTTCGCCTCCATTTGCCACATTTGCACTAATATTATATGTATATATAGTGCCATTGCCCTGTTTGGCGGACGTCATCTTCACTTTAAGATTCTCTACAATAACGTAGTTTTCGCCACTCGTAGCCAAGCGTAAAGTTGGCTCGGCAGGGAAACTACAATTATTAATATATAACACTTGTGCCATACTGAAGGGTATCGGTATAACACACTCTTCCCTTGGGTAAAACATTACATCGGTAATGCCATCAAGGAACAATTCTTTGCATTTATTGGACAATTCCATTTACTTTTTAAAAAAAAGTTGTTTTTTAACTTAATTTATAAAATAATTTAACAGTTGTTTGCATAGAACTGTTATTCCCATTCCATTCTCTCGAACGAGACTGTGCGCTCACTCTCGTCTATGAACTGCATATCAGCACAAGAATAAGCCTTGAAATTCTTGTGCTCCGTAGCAAACCAACGATCAATGACGCGCCTCATATTGTTTTTCTCTTGCTCGGTAGGGTCAATGCCGTAACGCATTAGGAAGCGTTCAAGCATAGCTACGTGCTTACGACAGATAATACGATTGTTGGAGATGCAATAGTCAAAAGTAGACATGGCCCACTCTATAAGGCTGCGCTTAAATTCATTGTTAAGCGCAGCTTTGAGTTGCCACACACCTTCCTTAGTGAGATTCCACGTCGATGTAACTTGCTTTACGACATCAACAACCTCTACTTCGTAGGGCAAACGAATACAGATGTAATCCATATCTTCACTTTTATTGTAATCACGATAGCCAAAAATACGTTGCACTTCGTCAAAAGAAAGATAGTTTTGATTATCACGAAGCAATATTGAAGTTCCACCATTGGGATGCCGCCCCGCCATCATGTTACGCCATTGCTGGTGCGAAAAACATTGAGGATCAAGCGAACGAGATTGTTCCGTTGTGTTCGTAATATAATGACGGAGGATAAAATGCTCATGCGTATAGACACTAAACACCAACGGCTCATCCTTGGCAAGCACATGCTTGGGGTCGCGATTACGGAAGAACTGGCAACGACTGGTAGGTAGGCGAAGGTAAATGTTAGACATAACGGTTATTATTTTAGTTTGGGCCGTTTATATTGGCCCATAATTAAATCAGTGGCATTGAAGCTGTAGCGCAATGCAACATCGGTCATGTTGTTAGACTGCATCTTGCCGGTCACTTTTTCTATCTTCTCAATGTCGTTACGACTAAGACGGAGGCAGAGCTGTGCAAAGTCAATATAGCAGCCTCCAGACTCGGTATGAGCGATAACGCTCATGTCGAACTTGTCGTTACGACCAAAGAACTGGTTAAGACCTTCTACAAGGTCGGCTTCAGTGTAAACTTGCGCAACCGGATGCAGTTTGCGATACTTGTCGGTATAGGTCTTCAGCCGCTTCTCAAGATAATCATTGATAGAGTCAGAGTAGTCGAAGTAGAGCTGCGCTTCGGGCGAATCGGCATCACCACGTCGGGCAGACTTAAAGAATCCGCGTAGTTGAGTAAGCACCTTCAATACAGCATCAAACTGATTGAACTCTATACCATCGTTGAATATTTCGCGCATATCGGCTTTAACGTCGGTAACAACACTCTCAAGCATATCGGCGAGGAACGTTACCTTATCAAGATTGGCTGCCATACGGTCAACACGCTCACGCATACCGTCCTTGTTGTAGTCAACATAATACTTCAGCAAAGTACCGAACGAAAGAAAATCATAGCTAACCTCTGAATGTAGGTTTGTCTGCACGATGGAAGCATACATGATGTCTGCCAATTTGCGATCATGCTGCTGAATGGTGCGCACAAGGTTCACCATTTCGCTCGAACCTGGACGCAAACGTTCAGCCGACTTTACGAGTCGGTTGCGCTTCTCTACAGCGTCATTATAGTCGGGGTTGTGAAAGAGCACATCGAGGGTCTCGGCATACTTGCTTGTGGGCACATCCTTGAAATGGAAAGAGTAAATAGTGGGCTGGTTGCTAACAAGTTCTTCTCTCGCTTTGATAGGATTTGATTTAGCCATAATTTATGCTATTTATCATAAGGTCGATTATCAAACAAAAACTAACGCATATCTCCTTCGCCGGAAATTACATTTCGCTGCTTGCGAGAGGCAAGTTTTGCGAGATTTTCTTCAGCCACTTCTTCGAGCGTAACGCCCATCACTTTTGCCAGTCCTGCTGTCTGCCAGAGAATGTCACCGATTTCAGAAAGCATAAGACGACGTTCCTCGTTAGATACGTTCCACACCTGCGTATGCAGGATTTTGCCTTCCTCATCACGTTGTGTTGTGGTTATATGCAGCTTGCCCTTACGCATGTGCTTGCCGGCGTTGCTTGCAAACTCGCCAACCTCACCTACGAGATTGGCAAGCATATAGAAGAGATTGTCGCTCTCAGGCATACAAGTACTCATTGCCTTTTCCTGATATTCGTTTAAAGTTAAATTTGCCATGATATATATGTTTATATTGATGATTAAATGTCAAACTTCTCACAATACTGGCGCATACGCACAATGATGATGTAGCGTATTTTCTCGCCAAGAATTTTTGCATTAGGATGCGGTGTGCCGGTCTTGCCATGATAACGAAGGTCAAGAATATGCTTCCAGTCGGCAATCGTGTATGTATATGCCACAACAGTATAGGTATCAAGAGGCAGAACACCTCGTGCATCCTCCGGCTTCAATCCAGACTTCAGAAGTCGGTTGTAGCCCCACTCGCATACTCGGCATACACAACGATACACCATACGCTGCCAACGAGTGCCATAAAAATACCAATGCGGACGTGCTATCTGTACGCCACCATTCTTCTCCAGATTGCAATAGCGTGTGCTCTGCTCGGCTATGCTGTTGGGCGATGTGCGGTTGAGCTCGCGCGATGTGCTTATCTGTGTAGTCACTACCAGCGTCATGCGGATAATGGAGAATGCTTCCTCACACTCGTACTTCTGAGCCTTCTCAATAAACTTTTCTTCGCTAATACCATACGGACTAAGCGCGTCCATCAGGTTTTTGTTCTCAAGCATGAACTGCATATTAGTGCTGATCCATACCTTATGGTTCTTTGTGGCATAGTCGATGTAGGGAGAAGCGTTCAGATACGCCCAAATGTAGTTAGGAAGACCCTTTTCGTTGGGCATGAAAAAGTATATTGTGCCGTGGCGATACATCGAGCGGTGTCCGCTTTCCCAGAACCCCTTGCAGCGTTCTTCGTCACGCTTCTGAATGAACGCTTCCACTTTCTCTTCGGTTATTCCTTCTTCGGGCTGCTTGCCCTTAGCCTTGTAGCATATTCTGCCCACTCTTGCTATATGTCGTGGAAGAGATGTCTGGCGCCACCATTCCACTTGTGGTTCGATGAATTTCATTACTTATAAATTTTAGTTTATTATTTTTGAAGCTTACACAATACTCGTAGCTGCACCTTGTCGAACAGACTTTGGAGAGAGCCGTTGTTGAAGATTACTGCATCGTAGAATGGCAAGGGCAGAAGATTGCGCTGTCTGTCGCGATCCATACGTTCCTGCGACACCCCTCTGCGCAGTCGGGTTGTTTCCCATGCCGACACGCAAACCTTGAACAGCTCGATGCTGGGGAATTTCTCACACAAGGCTCTCAGACCGTCCTCGTCAATAACGTAAACAGCCTTGTCTGTCACCTGGTCGATGGTGGTCCAATACTCATAGCCACCATACTGGGTGTATGCTAACATCTTGTCGTGCTGCACGTCGCATTTTTCCACAAAATGATGTTCCACACCATCAATCTCGCCTTCACGCTTCGGACGTGTGGTATAAGAACACAACACTTTATATCCACCCAAGTCGGACAGCATCCGAGCCACAGTGTCCTTTCCAGCACCACTCGGACCAGTAATTGTTATCAGTTTCATATATTGTTTTTTTGTTTGAATTTTAACATTTGAGCAATCAATATAGAATCATAAGACCACCGTAAAACACACGTAAGCCTCATTTTTTGCGAAAACGTGGGCGTTTTTGCCGTTTTTGAGTTTTCGGTTTAACACTTGTAAAGTGTTTAAGGCGTTTCCCTTTATTTTTACTCCTTCAGCTCACTCCAAACTCGCCTACAAATCTGACGATATGTTTCCTCTCCCAATGCCACCTTACAAGCATGAATGAGATAGTTGTACGTCACGGTCTGACTGCTTCCCAACTGCTGCCATTTCAGGTTTGTCTGCGCTTCATTATATTTGGAGCTGCATCTTGATAGTTGGTGGAATAGGTCAAAACCATACGGATGTGATCGCAATGCCCATCCCGCTTTCACCCAGTCGTCATAACTCTCGGTAATATTCCGATGGTTGCTCACAAGTTCCTGCACAATAACCTCGACCAATCTGTCTTGCACACGCTGCTGTTCCCAGAAGTTAGAGTTGCCTTCGGCTTTATACTCTACATTCGCATTGTGCGAGCGATACGCTTGGCGTGAAGCCAAGGAGACAAGCTGAGCTTGCTCACCTTCCAGTCCCTTATACGGCACCACATTTTTATTTATATATATGTGCTCAGAATCATCCCATGAAGCGAAACGCACACGTCCGATATTGCTGCAAGCCTTGTCAAGCGTAATGCCGATAGCTGCATAATCTTTTAGTAGAGCTTTGAACTGGTCTTTGTGCCGTTCAGGATAAGCCAGTTTTACTAAACCGAAATATCCACTGCCGGAGCACGACCGCATCAGCAAGGCTATTTCAGGACGATAACCGCAAGCGAAGCGCACATTTTCAAAGTTGCTCAGATGGGCGTTGTCCGCAAGGTCTATGTCGATGGCGAGCCAACCAGTGTGTTGCTTCAGATGAGTTTCTCGACGCGAGACTGGAGCTATAAACTTCGACCCATCCTTACGTATGCACTCATCGTCGTAGATGCTGAACAGCCCGCTAAGTGTAGCTCCAGGCAACTGCTTCTTTGTGTCGATGTACTCCTGCATCTTCTTCGCCTTACTGCCATACTCTTTGCGCATAGCGCGAAGGTGCTGCACATAGGGTTTCCAACGATCCGTAAGGCAGAACTCGCGGATGGTCATTTGCTGAATGCACTCACCAGTTTCACGGTCTACATACCGACCTACATTGTCGAGCGCATCAGAATATATAGAGCATATCTCGTCAAACATATTTTATAAGTAGAAATAACTGGGTTATTATGTCGGTTGCAAATTTAATAATTAAAATTGATATAAACAATATTTTAGTTATGTTTTTCATACGTTAGTTCTGTTTGGACTTTAATTCTTCAAAAGTCCAGTTTTTTGTTTTCGAGTCCATTTTTTTCAAAAAATGTCAAAAAACGAAAAGTTCGTAATTTTGAAAAACGCTCCTACTGTCCACCCAAAATCCACTTCGTGACCGCCCAATGATTTTTTCAAAAAGTGATTTAACTTTCTGATTTTCCACTACTTATCAATTAAAAGTTTAAAAATGGGGTAATTTTTTATATATCTATACGAGCGCAAAGAACAAAAAAAATATAAAGAATAGTAGAAATAAGGCATTTTATAGCGTTTTTTTGGCATTGCTTTGCCTTTCCCTATATCCTACAACTTATTAAATGTCAATTATTTACGCCATAGGCATTAATGCTACTAACTATATTGTTAGGGTTGGGGAGTTTTGAAAATGGGAAAGAAAGAAAATTGACGAAATTTATATATAGCAGTAGTGTTTTTTAGTAGATTTGTGGACTTTTGATGATTAGATTATATGTAATATCCATGATTATTAAGGAATTACAAGAGTTTGGGGACTTTGACTCTTGGGGCGGAAGTTTATTCTTGAATAAGTGAGAAAAACGGAATAAATGCGAGTGAAACGCAAAAGAAAAAGGTCGCCTCGCCTAACGGCGTGACGACCTAATAAATGCTTTGTTGATTACGAAAAATAGCGCAAGAGAAATGCTTTACTACTTGCGAATTACTGCAAAGGCAGCTTACGGAAGGCTATTTGTTCTTCATAAACTGATTAGCCTTTGTCATGCTGTCATAGAGTTTGCCACGACCGTACATATCAATCTTTGCCTCGATAGGTTGCTCCAGGCGTTGCAGGAGCGTGTTTACGGCTTGCAGAAGGGCGACGTTGGTGTTAGCTTGGTTAGACACCATTTCGTCGGTTATGGAAGTTTCTGCGGCGATTGTGGGGCTTGTCTCGGCTATATTGCCAGTGTCGTAGGCGCGGCGACCGGAATAGTTGCGGTCGTAATTGACGAGAGCCTTCAGCAGTTGCGGATTATTCATCATCATTGCTTGCGTAGTCTCACGTCCGATTACCAACTCGGGACCGTTCTCGGCTACCAACGACGGACGGCCATTAATGGTGGTAGCGGTAGGCTGAGTGAGGAGCGACACACCGTTGTGTGGTTTGTCGTCCTCGGTTGCCCAATAGAGACTACCATCGTTGCCGACAAACGGACGAAGGTCTTGCACGTTGCCGGAGTCGTAGGTAAGCATACCAGATACAACCTTAGTATTAGGACCCTTGGTTGAGTTTTTCTTCTTTCCTCCACCAAGAGCTGAACTTAAAGCCCACTGAAGAAGTCCCATGAGAGTAGACATAACTACGGCAGCGGCAATAGGACCAGCGATCGGACCTAAGAACTCAAAGCACTTCGCCATTGCTCCAGCGATAGAGAATGTCACCTCGCTTTCAGTACGCGCTGCATCCGATTGCACAACAGCATCATTGTTTTTTTGTTTTGCAACGAGAGTAGCGTTAAGAACTCCATCTGTTGCACTAAGCATAGTCTGCTGCGCAGCCTCTGTGCCTTTACTCTGCTCTTTATTTCCTTGCTCCGTTGTGACGGTCATATTCTTCACGCCCTTGTCGGTAGTCTTCTCGCGCTCCTTTGTGCCCTGCTTGACCTCTTTGGAAAGAGCTTTTTGGTGCTTCTTCTCTTCTCGAAGCTGTTTTTTGCGCTGCTTTTCCTCTTTCTTTTTCTTCTTACTGTCACCGAGATCTGCATTAAGCGCAGCATTTACTCCGCCCATTACAATTCCTGCGCCTGCTTCAGCAAAGGAAGATTGTCCTGTAATGGCATCAGCAAAAGAACCTCCTGCCTGTTCTGCTACGCCCTTTAATGCTGGAGAACCTTGTTTTTGATTTGAAGGCGATTTGCGAACTTTGCCTTGAGATTCCTGAGCATCTGCGGGCAAGGCTTTTTGTGTGCGATGAGCAGGATCGAAATACGACGTGGAATTTGCAGAAGAATCCGATTCCTCTGTTTGTTCCGCCGGACTACCAACATTGCTATCTGTTCTATCCGAGACCTTGCTTTGTAAATCCTTAGCAACTTCTAAAAGACCTCGAACATTTTCTTGTATATCGCCTAAACCAACAACACCCTCCCGACGTTCTTCATTTTGAAGGTTATTGTTATTATGCGCACGCTTTAGTGCTGCGTTTGCCTGCGGTTCGTATTTTTTTGTATCAACCGAAGGTACAGGACTTTCTTTCTTTGAATTGCCTGCAATCTCAGGGTATAGATCGGGATGAAAATCAGATGGGAAATTACCCCTTCTCTTCTCTTCTACGCGCGAAAGAGAATCGTGCTGCAAATCCGACTTTTCCTGAGAATTAGAACGAGAGTCAACAACGTCGTCATCTTTTATTTTTACGGGAAGCTCTGAGCTAACCTTATCTTTCGACGGGTAAGAAGGCAGAGTGTCGGGGGCGACGCTTTTAAAAAGTCCTCCAGCTCCATGCCTTTCGGTATTGTTTGGTACCAAAACAGGAGAAGTCGGTGCAGGCAAATCCTTGTGAGCAACCGTGGGAAGCGCATCAGGTCCACCTGGTTCCGAGTGTACAACGACATCTGTCTTTTTGTCTGCAATAGAATCCGATGGCTTTGGTTCATTATCCACTATTACATGAGCAGGATTGCCCGCTGTGCCAATATCCGACGTATTCATCGTTACCGCATTAGCTTTGGCATTAGCACGCGCCGCATCAATATCGGGCTGTGCGTTCTTTCTGCCTCGTTTCGCGCCGGCATCGTTGATGGCTTTCCACATTTGTGTGTTTACGTCGTTGAGTGCCATCTTCGCCCAGGATTCAAGCATAGATTTGAGGGCAGATTTGATAGCGTCGTTTGCACTCTCTGCATCGTAGCGCATTTCGGCAAGAGCCTGTCCTACGGCTGCACCGAAGTCCTCGATGGGTTGCACAAGTTCCTTCATCTGCGAGAGGCGTGACTTCATGGCTGTTGCCATCTGATTGGCATAAGCAAGTTCCGCCTCCTGGCGAGCACGTTCGGCTTCGTCAACAAGCTGCTTGTTCTTCGTGTTACGTTCCACAAAGGCGTAATAATCTTCAGCTGCTTGCATACGAGCCTTCATCAATTCAATCTCAGGGTCGGCTGTAAGATTGGCGAGACCGAGATTAGAAAGAAGGTTTGTGCGTTTGCCGAAAAGATTGCTCTCATTCTGTATTTTGCGCAATTTGTCCTGCTGGGCAAGATTGCGCTTATTGGAAAACCACCAGAAATCTAAGATTTTCTTTGTCGAGTCGTACTTTTTCTTTTCGGCTTCCGCGTAATTATCCGAATACTGGATAAGATTCAAGTAAAAAGCCTTCCAGCTTTCCTCGCTTTCGCCCAATGACGCTTTTATTCGAGCAGCCATACCGTCAGAATCATCGCCAAAGAGCATCTTCATCAGCATTCCCTTACCATCCGTTGTTGATACATCAATGGTATATAGCTGGGCGAGTTCCTTGCGAGCTGTCTCGTACATATCCTTGATAGCTTTTCTGCGCTTATCAAAAGCAGACGTATCAAGAATCTCCTTTCCGTCAACCATTTTTTTGGTGACAGTAGTCTCTTCCTTCGTAGGGGCTGCAAAACCCATTTCGTTAAAGCTGTCATACGAGTTCTGCTGAACAATGCCCGTATAGTCATGCTCCATAGCAATCTTACGGCGAGCCTCCATCTGCTTGAGCTTCATCTTCAGAATTTCCTGCTCGCTACGAGTGGCTTTTGCAAAAATCTCTGCCGTGATGGAGTTCATAGACAAACCGAGATTTTTACCTAACTGCTCCATGAGTTTGCGTAGATTGCCGATATTGTTTTTCAATATACCGTCAAGCAAATTTTCCGAAAGATTTACACCCGTCTCATCTGCTTGCTCCACCATATCAGCAGTCATCATCTTCTTTGCATCCTCCCACTTATTCGGTTTACCTGCAACAGCAAGACGCACCTGCGAACGAGCTATTTCTTTGTTTTGCCTCAAAGGAAGAACGAACTGCTCCTGCTCGGTCTTATCCATATTAAGAGATATGGCTTGAGCCAACTTAGCGTTAATCTGACGGTCGTAGTAGTTGTCCACGTCATCCATGATAGCCTTCGCCTGATCCTGCTTCTGTTTCAACTCCTCACGCCAAGCACGCTCACGGTCGCGCTTGTCTCGTTTTTCCTGTGCAATAGCGTCCTTATCGGGAGCGTTGTTTTCGAGAGTACCGGGATCCTCCTCGGGATAAGGAGTATAGCCTTCAGGAAACCACTTATGGTAATTGTCTTCAATATCCTTTTCTTTCTTCCTTCTTCTACCCGTAGCATTAGCGTACCAACGAGAAGCAGACAACAAATCTCGGAGTTTGTACTGCATCTGACTATCATCAGAATTAATACCCGCCTTTCCTCCGTCATAGGTATCTCGATAAATAAAACCGTCCTTACCAAGTTTCCAATTAAAGCCGTCTCTCAAGCCCGACTTGTTCTTAGGCATCTTTTTTACCAAATTCCAAAAGAGAGCATTACCGTTCGCACCCTTGCTAACCCATCGATCTATATCAGCGAAAGAAACCCCAAGTTTGTCAATGCCCAATTTTTGAACCTGGGCCAGCAAAGCGTTGGCAGCCGTATCTCTATCCGCATCGAGTTTGGGCAGAGCTTGTTGCTTCGCTTTCTCCATCATACGATAGTAAGTAGCCCTCTGGGCCTCTTGCGCTAACTCTGAATAGTGGTCGCGCAAATCCTTTACGCTCTTAATCTCAATGCCGAGGTTTGAGATATACGAGCGGAAATCCTTGTTGAACCGCGATATGAGACCTTGACGTTCCTTTTGCGAAAGGTTCGACTCGCTCATCATTTGCTTATAGTTTTCGAGCTTTTTGTTAAGATTTGCTGTTTCCACAGCAGCCTGACCAAGGGTAGATCGCCATGCGTTTGCCTGCCTCTCGGCTTCCTTCGCTGCTTCAGCCGCTTCCTTTGCACGTTGTGTATATCCATATATAGCTCCTGCCACGCCGACAATGACACTCGCGAGAGCTATCCAGGGGTTTAGCTTCATAGTCTTGTTCAACGTGCTTTGCGCTACATTAGCCGTGAAGAGAGCTCTTGCATATTGAAACATACTCTTTACCGCTACGCCCAGTGCTGTCAAGTATTGCCACAGAAGGGTCAAACCAGAATAAAGACCCTGTGAAGCTATATAGCCAATGATTACCGGCAAAAGGGACGCTACGGCTTTCAATGCTATAAGAACCATCTGAAGAGAAACAAGCAATGTGCCTTTCAGTAACGGACTGCTTGTCATCGTTGCCGACATCTCATACCACCATTCCGCCATACCCTTTACAGCGTCTACACCGTCAGGATTGACAAACGCCTTTTCCCAAAGGTTGTTAGCTCTTTCGAGAATACCGATGGCACTCTGCTGCTGCATCGAGTATTCTTTACCTACGGCTGTAGCTTCCTCAAAGGCTTCCTGCGATTCGTAGAGATGGTCTTTCAACATATCCACATTCTTAGCCATAGTAACCATCGAAGAAATAAGACGCTGACCATCACCTCCTACGTCCTTGAAGATTTCGCCAAGGGCATTCATGTTGCCCTTCTCTTTCATCTTCTCAAGAATGAGGACAATAGCATCCATAGCGTTACCTGCCTGGTACATGCTGTTGATTGTTCCGGCAGGAATAGCAAGGTCTTTTTCTATCAAGTTATGGTTCTTCTGCAACGCCACAATAAACTTAGACATGGCAGTAGCTGCAACTTCGGGCGAAGCCATCTGCGCACTGAACGCACTACCAAGGGCGAGCAACTGATCGGTTGTTATGCCGGCGGTTCGTGCCACACCCGTACATCGCTTTGCAAACTCAGTAATGTCACTGCTCGTGGCAGTAGATGTAGAAGCCAACTTAAACATAGAAGAACCTACAGCTTCAATGGATCTTTCGAGTCCCATTTTGGGGATAAGTCCCATTACTTCCGTCATCTTCAGCAATGATGGGAGGGCTTTTTCTCCCATTTCCTCGCCGATCGCTACGTTAATTTTATCGGCGGCTCTGACAAATTGGGTCATGCCTTCCACTCCGTACTTTCCTACGCCAAGTTTAGATGCCTCATAGGCGAGCTGTGCCAGCCCATCCACGCTTGTTCTGGTATCAATTTTGGCCAACTCTGTAGAGAGTTTTTTTACTTCCTCCATAGTCAGACCGCTGACCTTACGGATGTCGGTCAACGAACCTGAATACTCCAAGTTCTTCTTAATGGCACCCGTCACAAGTTCTTTCGCCTTGTTGAACACTGCAAACAATCCAACGTATGCCGTGAGGTTCTTCAGTGCTGTATGCCATGCCCCACTCTGCTTGTTGGCTGCGCCCGTCACCTCGTCGATGTTCTTCTTCAGCTCCTCCATCGACTTCTGCTTGTCGGCAAACTCCTTGCTCTTGGTGTTGATTTGGTTTAGTTCCTCTTCGAGTTGCTTATAAGCACGGCGCAGTTCGTCGAGGGAAGCCTTACCCTGCTTGCTACGAGCGAGAATGTCGTTGAGGGCACTCTGCGACATACGGGTACCCTTGAGAGTCTGTTCGAGCATGGAGTATTGGCGACGGAGGTCGGCTACATACTTGCTGCCAGCAGGAAGCTGCTGTATCTTCTGCTGTATCACTTCCATCGTGCGCTTTATATCTTCGCCCGAAGCCTTGTTGGGTTCAGCCAATACCTGCTTCATCTGCTTCCAGCTCATTGATGCTTTCTGAGTCTTGCCCGACACAGCCTCCAGTCGCTTCTCTATCTCCTGGAGCTCACGATTATAATCGCCAATAGTATAAGAAAATTTTGTAGGTGTATTGTCGCGGGCCTCAGTAAGCGTAGTCTTGGCTCGGCGCAAATCAGATGCCGAAGCATTACCTTTGCTCACAGTCTGATGTGCCTCCAACACGCTCATCTTGCCCTTACGTCTATCCTCCTCGGCTTCCAGCTGCTTCAATGTGGCGAGATTCTGCTGATACGACGCATCCGATTTTTCCAATGAGCCTACGAGGTCGCGTTGTTGCTTGATGGCCTTGTCGAGCCATTGGTCTGACTGGTTCTTTATATTCTTTAATCCGTCGGGAATCTTGACATACTGACCTTCTATAAGGCGTATCTCATCGCCCACCTGCTTCATCTCGCTTCGTATCTGTTCTGCTCTCTTCAGGTCGGCATCCGAGCCTGTGAGTTTAGCGAGAGCCGCCTTACCCGAACCAAGCGCACGGCGAAGGTCGCGGAGCTTAGTATTGGTGAGGTCTTGCACCACCTCACCCAATCGTTTCGTGTCCTCGATATTGTCGCGCTGCACTTGCGAGAGAGCCTTTAGCGTGCGTTCTGCTTGCTTACACTCAGCCGTATTAGCCTGACCTGCGGCAGTCATCTTCTGAATGTCGGCAGTATATTTCTGCACAAGAGCGTCAATCTCTTCCAATACCTTCTTGGCTGTAGAGGCATTAGCTGTGATTACTACTTTTGCTAATCTTTGTGTTGCCATTGTTATTGTCGTTTTGTGTTATTAGAGTGTGATATGAATATCCGAATCCTCAAAAGCCTTAATCATCTGCGCTTCACCTTGGAATCCGTAGAAGTCAACAAGATAGTTTTGCATACGCGATTGCAGGTGTCGAAGCTCCATCATAATAGCAGGACGCTGCGATCGACCTGCACCATAGCGTTTCCAGGAACGGACATAGCGGCGAGAGTAGTTGGCCTTTCGTGCGCTATCCACATCGTTGTACTTAGTACCAAGACCTACACCCATATCCACGAAGCGCATATAGTCGTTGTAGGTAAACTCGTAGGTCCAACCTTCGGGAGTGTCATTCACTATTCTACCTTGGAAAGAGTTTACGCCCACTCCCGCAGCGTGCCATTGTCCGCGTGCTCCGCGTGCATCGTTTATTGCCCGAAAGCCGCTATAAATCTCCTTCGGGAAAATGCACTGCGTCTCGGTGTTTATCTTGAGCTGACGCAATACGTCGCCAAGATACCATCGTGCGGTGTCCTTGAAATCAAAGGCTGGGGTTTGTATGGGTTTTGGCATGATGTTTTACTTTTTATTATCATCCGAGTTTTCATCTTTCGGCACGATATACTTGCCATTGCTGCCACACGCGAAATTGTATAGCGGTTGCAGACTCTTCCAGTCCATGCCCACAACGAGCCATTGTCCGGCATAGATGTCGCCCACCAAACCGAAGGAGATGGAGCTGGTGTCTATGCTTTGCAGCTCTGCCATCACCACGGCATCATCGGCAAAACTGCGCTTTGTGACGGGGCAGCGGCCTGTGCGCTTCACCTCGATAAGCCATGCTATGAGATCCTTGCAGTAGTCGGCGAGGTCGTTTGCCGTGCGCTCTATCTTGTTGCCGTCGTAACGGCCAAGGGTCTGCGGCGTGTCCTTTACCTTGGCGAGAAACCACACCTGGTGAGAGACAGAGGCCTTCTTTGCATCAACGAGTTCGCCGGTGATCAGTACGCTGTATAGCATACACGGTGAATGAACAATGTTGGCGTTCCGGGAGAAAATGTTCTCAAGGTCGATGTAGCGGATGCGGAAGAAACTCTGGTCTTCGAGACGTTCGCTTTCGGGTTTGTGAGATAGGGGCTTGTAGATGGAAGCCCAATGCTCAAGGATATTGCTTATTGTCATAATGCTGCTTAGTTTTGTTTGTTATTCTTTCGCTGCTTCCTCCGCTTCCTTGTCCTTCATCAGTTCTTTCAGTTTCACGTTGAAGTGTCGCTCGGTCTTGTCTGCCACAATCTTTTGCAACACTCTTGCCCAAGCTGCTCCGTTGCAGGTGCTCTCGTTTTCAAGTATGCTGACGAACTGAACGAGGCAGTACATGGCGGTGAGCTGGTTGGCGAGGTGGGTGTTCATATAGCCAAGAATGTTACGGTCGAGATATGAGGCGAGGCAGATGCACATGATGAGCACGGAGAAGGTCCATACCATCTTAGCCATCTTCTTGGAGCGCAACTTGCCGTCCATCTTACACTTCGGGTTGCGCTTTATCTCTTCGCGGTATCTTTGGTAGATGCGACGGTTGCACCGCCATGCCGTATAGCAGTCGATGATTAGGGCGAAGAAGCACACGGTGATAAAATTGATCGAGGGTTCGATGTGAACCCACAGCAAGCCGAGCACTGCGGCAATGGCTCGCGAAACGTAGAATGGATTGTTCATGTTTTGTGTTGTGTTTTTGTGTTGTTGTCCTGAATTTTATACAACAAATTTACTGATTAGTTACTACACATAACGGACATTGTGGGGTGCGGGGAGATTAAGTATGTCCGTATGGAGGACGGGCAATATTGTAACTTTAAGGCAAGAAACAAAAAAACTAATGATGATATGTCAGGACTTACACAAAACACGCTCGCCCGCATTGACAAATGGTTGAGTTACGGCACAAGTATAGAAACGGCGTTCCCAAAGCTGGAGCAACGCTACCGTATGCAGATATGCTCGGAGTTTTACAAGCGATGGGTGCAAAACAAGGACATCGACCCTCGGACGGTGTGCCGCAATATCGCCCGACGTGACTATGAGATGTTCTTCAACCAGGCAGCGCAGAGCAATAAGGAGGCGCAGGAGTATGTGCTTGCGCTGAAGATTACTCTCGACGACGAGGGCAATATCTGCCCGCGTACCGTCACGGAGCTCAACAACGACGTGCTGGTATGCAACCACCTGATACGTTTCTTCCAGACCGACGAGAGTCCGCGACACAAGGCTATGTATCTGAGCAGTGCCGAATGGCTGATACGCACGGGTAAGCAGCAGAATAACGATCGTGCAGTAGATAAAGGTATGCAGGCCTTGGCTAACGTGTATGGCAACTTTCAGGAGGAGAAGGACGCTACAGACGATATGCCGGACATGAGTCGCATTGCCATCACGCAGGACGTGAGCATCGTCAAGCGCGACCGCGTGAACTACACCGAAGAGGAGAAGCTGCGCATGGCTCGAAAGTACGGGCTTACCACAAAAGACCTACAGGAGATAGAAGACGACGAAATGTTTAGCGACAAACGAGAGGAAGAACCAGACTATTTTGAGTACATGGAGATGGAAAGTGAAGAGGGAAAAACTAAGAGTGAAGAATCCAATAGTTATAAAAACAGCACAGAATATGGAAAAGCTGCAAAAAAAGAACAAAATGAAATGCCTAATCGACAAAGTCGTTAAAGGTGAAATTTTTACGTTTCAGGAAGAAGTGGAATATCAGGGAAGAAATACCTATTTGCACCGTCTGAATGAAAAAATACAATGGTATGCACACTACAGAGATCCTACACCTTTTATCGCTGAAATACGAAACGGGGAAAAAGTCATATTGACTCCACTGTTCGATGCGCATGGTAGATACGATATATTCGGAACTAATGGAGAAAAAGAAGGAGAGGTGAATATTCCATTAGACGAATTTCTCTTGAGACACTATTTGTTTTAGTAGCCATTCGAGTAAAACGCACAACGAATTAGGCGAATTGACAATTTTTGAGCCAGCAGAAGATGAGGAATATGATTGTCGAAAACATAGGAGAAGTATTTTTAGGTTTGAGGGATGCCAATACCTATATACAAACAATGGGCATAGTTCGATACAAGCAATAGTTCTATAAGGTTTCGCCCGAAGCATGACAAAGGTTTTGCCCTTTGCACCAAAAGGGTCGGCACCTAAAAACGGAGGTTCAGACCTCGGCAAATATACCCATTGATGGGTTGGATAAAAACCATTGATGGTATGGGTAAAATAAGTAACAAAAACAACGATATGATAACAGAGGATTTACAAAAGAAAATAGACCGTGCCATCCGTCTGCTTCAAGGCATACAGAATGGATACGACGATGAGATAGAGGTGGCGTATTCGGGCGGCAAAGACTCTGACGTGATTCTGCAACTGGCTAAGGAAGCGGGTGTCCGCTATCGTGCCATTTATCGCAACACTACGATTGATCCTCCAGGTACGATTGCCCATGTGGGGCGTATGGGTGCCGAAATACTCAGACCCAAGGAAACGTTCTTTCAACTTGTAACGAAAAAGGGATTCCCTAACCGTTTCTCACGATTCTGTTGCGAGAAGTTGAAGGAATACAAGGTTACAGATAAGTGCATCATGGGCATAAGGAAGTCGGAGAGCTCGAAGCGCAATGAGCGATACAACGAACCTACGGAATGCCGTTTTTACGGTCGCAAGACGGAGGACAATCATGTGGAAGCCATTTACCCTATTCTCGATTGGACGGACGATGATGTGTTGGCTTTCGTCGAAGACCGACATCTGACACTCGCTCCAGTCTATTACACCAATCGGGGGGGGCAAATCGACGTGTCGAAACGTCTCGGCTGTATGTGTTGCCCACTCGCCACAGAGCGCAAGCGCATCCTCTACTTCAAGGAATATCCGCGTATGGCACGAGCCTACCTGCGTGCCGGACAACGCTTTTGGGACAATCATCCCGACGCAAAGGTTCGCCAACGCTACGACAACGTGTACGAATGGTTTACGCGTGACGTGTTTTTCCCTCGCGAAAAGGACTGGAAGAAGGCTAACGTTTCGCTGTTCGGGAAACCGGACTGGAAGGAGTTTTTGGAAAGAGAGTTTGGTATTGACTTGACATTATAAACAACATAAACAATCACGATATGGCAAAGATTATCTATTTTGGGACAGAAGGCAACGGCAGGGCAGGTCACTATCCTATTGGTATCGACAAAGGCCTTACCCACGAAGAATACAAAATATGGACTGAATGTGACAACGAGACGTGGATCGATAATATCTACAAGAATCCAGGTCGCCACTTGATAAAACATCACGGCGTTGTATATACCAACTATGCCGTGCCGTTCTCTATCGACGATGAAAGAGGATATTCACATACTGAAGTATTTTGGGAGGGTTTACACTCAGAGGAGGAAATGATAGAACTCATAAAGAGCGATCCTTTCTTGAAAAGACAATTTAAAATGTAAAAGACATGAACTATTCAATTAAATGCGGAAAGGAGGTCCACAATGGCTAAGGACTGGGTGGGCGGCTCGGCTGCCGTGTTCAAGACATTAGGAGCGAGTAATCATGCTGACGGAGAACGACAGCGTGAGGACTATTACGCTACGGAACCAAAAGCTACGGAGTGGCTTTGCCGGTTGGAACAATTCGACGGCAGAATATTGGAACCTGCGTGTGGCGAAGGACACATAAGCGAGGTGCTGAAGGCAGCAGGGTATGAGGTGGCGAGTCGCGACCTTGTGGATAGAGGTTACGGCGAGGTGGCTGACTTCCTCGCAATAGATAACTTGGCGTGGAACGGCAACATCGTGACCAATCCACCCTACAAATATGCGCAGCAGTTTGTGGAGAAGGCTCTGAGCATCATTTCCGAAGGAAAGAAAGTGGCGATGTTCCTAAAGCTGACTTTCCTCGAAGGCAAGGCCAGACGCGATCTCTTCCGTTCTACCCCACCCATTCGTGTCTGGGTAAGTTCGTCGCGACTGAAATGTGCTATGAATGGAGACTTCGACAAGTACGGCAGCAGCGCCGCGGCTTACGCATGGTTCGTGTGGGAGAAAGGGTATAAGGGCGAGACAACTGTGAAGTGGTTTAACTGATAGATTTACAAAATAACAAAGCATGATAGAACTGAATAAGATATATAATGAAGACTGCCTGGAAGGAATGAAAAAGATCCCGGACGGGAGTGTGGATTGCATCGTGTGCGATTTGCCGTATGGTACGACTGCTTGTGCTTGGGATAGCGTGCTTCCATTTGATAAGTTGTGGGAGCAATACAAGAGAATCATAAAGAATACTGGTGCTATAGTCTTGTTTAGTCAGCAACCTTTCACGTCTGCGCTTATCATGTCGAACATAGATATGTATAAGTATAATTGGATATGGAAAAAAGAGAGCGGTACTAATTACTTAAATTCCCATCATCAACCATTGAAGATTACAGAGGACATATGTGTTTTCGGAATGGCTGCAACAACTGAAAGCAAGAAAAAAATGTATATGAAGTATCATCCTCAAATGATTAAGGGGTGCAAGCCTTATGCCTGCAAAAATGGCATTCAACGAAAAGACGCTGCAATGGTACGAGGAAAATGTCAAGCGCAAAATGGAGGAGCGGTGACAGTAAGTGATGGTTCTCGTTTCCCTATAAATTTACTCGAATTTATTCGGGATAAGGAGAAGATCCATCCCACCCAAAAGCCAGTAGCTCTTATTCAGTATCTCATCCGCACCTACTCCAACGAAGGCGACACTATCTTAGACAACTGTATGGGCAGCGGTACCACCGCCATTGCAGCCATCCGCGAGAAGCGCAACTTCATCGGCTTCGAGCTCAACAAGGAGTATTACGACAAGGCTTGCAAGCGCATCAAACTGGAGCTGGCGCAGCCTACTCTTTTCTGACAACACAACCGACAACAACACAAAAACAACACATGAGTAACAACCGACACAAATACTTCAACAAGGTTCCGCCGTTCAAGCCGGACCCCGAACACTACACTCGCAAGCAGCACTCATGGAAGGCGAAGAAAACATACGAGACCGAGGATGATGCTTGGGAGTTCTTACAAGAGAACCCGAATCTCAAAGCACAGAGATATACGGTGTACCGGTGCAGGACGTGCAATAAATGGCATGTAGGACATAAAACATCAGGATAACAATGCAGCAAGCACATAATATTTACTTAACTAAGTTTCAGCAGCAGTCGCTATACATGGGAGCCAAAGACGAGCGAGTGATTGCTGCCCGCCGTGTGGGTAAGACCGATGGTTTGGTGGCTCCTTACGTCTGGACGGCAAGCAACTCCATGCCTGGTATGCTCGGCGCATGGGTGGCAGTGTCGCGTCAACAGGGCTTCGGTAAGACCATCCCGAGTACGATGGCGGCTATGGAGCGTATGTTCGGCTTTACGCAGGGCATCCACTTCGGGTGGGGACGACCGCCGAAACATGCTCGCGAGAGTATCTTCAAACCTAAGAACTACGACAACTATATTTGGCTGGCGAATGGTGCCGGATGGGTTCTTATTTCTCTCTCGCAGACTGCCTCTGCCAACTCCTACACGTTCTCGGCAATGGTGGGCGACGAGGCGAGATTCTTCCCGTATAAGAAAGTAACGGACGAGTTGATGCCGGCTCTTTCAGGTCAGACGCATCCGCTGGGCGACATCAACTTCTCTGACCACAACCCGATGTATAAATCAACACGCTTTCTCTCGGATGCCTCGCTCACTGCCAAAGGTTCGTGGCTGGAGAAGGAGGAGGAGAAACTGGACCTGACCGTAGAGACAGGTCCGTTCAAGGGCAAAACTTACCGATGGGTGCAGGAGCAGTTGGAGGATTATGCAAATAAGGTGATACGCTACAACGACCTGCTGTATAACGCCAAGAAGAGCAGTCACTCAGTTCATGTGGTGCCGAAGGATTTGCGCACGATGATCCGTGCCGTGGCTCTGAAGATGATGAAGCATGAGGGACAGTTCAAGATAATGCCCAACCATGGCCAACACGTCACAAAGGGTATGGTGGAGATGGCTGTCAACTATAAACTCATTCCACAGGACGATGCCGAACTAATTTACGATTATGAGTATCTTATCACGCCAGAAGAAGATTTCGAGATACAGATGTTTCTGCGCTCAAAGAAGTTCACTGATGGTTATCTGCGTGAGCTGCGCCGTGTGGCTTTCTGCGTGCGCCGTGCGTCATCGCTCGACAATGTGGATATTTTGAGTGAAGACTATATTCGTCAGATGAAGCGTGACCTTCCGCCATATACCTTCGCGGTCTCAATTCTTAACGTCAAGATGCAGAAGTCAAACGATGGCTTTTACTCCAACCTCGACATTGATCATGTTCACGGATATATCCCAGATGATGACATTCTTAATCAGGCGAATTTTAGCACACAAAAGGTAAGTGGCATCATCGGTGGCAAGCGCATTACGAACGAGAGTTACCAACCCGATTTCCAGGAACTCGCCGAGCGCAACGACTGCCGCATGGATTCCGACTGCATCAACTCCCTGCCTCTATATATAGCTCTCGACTATAACGCTAACATCAATACGCTCGTTGTGGGACAAGGCTACGCGCGTGACGGCATGGATTGTCTGAATGTGATAAAGAGTTTTTACGTAAAGAACGAGCGCAAACTACGCGAACTAACTGCCGATTTTTCGGACTACTACGCTCCGAAGCGAGCCATCAACCGCGACGTGACGTATTTCTACGATTCCACTGCCAAGCAGGGAGCCTCGTACGCTTCGAGCGACGAACGCTTCTATATGATAGTGATTGCAGAACTGGAGAAACGAGGTTGGAACGTGACAGCAATAGACATGGGTGCGCCGGAAAAGCACGAGGTGAAACATCAAATCATTAACGACGGTCTTGCTCACCTCTCCTACCCCGCCATCCGTATTAACCAAATAAACAACCCCGATCTTATCATAGCCATGCAGCTCTGCGAAGTGCAGATTTCGTACAAAGGATTTCATAAGGATAAGTCGGGCGAAAAGAAGCCAGAAAGTGAGGACACACTGCCCTTACAGCAACGTACCGACTTCACGGATGCCTTCGATACTCTGTATTTAGGTTACAAATTCTTCCGTGGCGGTGGCGGTTGGTTTGTGCTGCCGAGTGGAAGATAAGGGATTTTTGAGTTTTGAATTTTGAGTTTTGATTTGTGCGCTATGCGCATTTTGAATTGTTCAATTTTGAGTTTTCCATGATATAAAAGGGCGAAGGGCAGACGTTACCACAACGTCTGCCCTTCTTATCAATATACGATGAAAAGTACTATATGTATTGAGATGATAAAACTTAGACTATCGACACATCATACTTTTCTTGAATGGGCGTCAAATCCAAATCTTTTATCATCAATTTGATTTCTTTCTTTATCGTGCCTTTAAACCCATAGGCCTTATGGCGTTTGCGATGCAAAAGCAATTCCTTGCAATAATATTCGAGATTAGATACGGCATGACCGGACAACAATACATCGTACATCCGAACAATCACATCTGCGGCATATTCGTATGCCGTCTGCTCAGAGAGGTGTAGGCTTTTGACGCAGTAGAGCATCAAACATTCAAACAGGTAGGTTTCCACTCGCTTGTTTACCTCGCTCATGTCTCCCGTCTTGAAATAATGCAATACGGCTTGGGCATCAAAAATGGTATTTTCTATGCGTTCTACCTGATACTGATAAGTGCCTCGCTTGTGATAATAGTTGGCTACGGCCATGCGAGCTACATAATAATCTTTTTTCGTGACGATGCTGAGATTGTCAGCACAAATGTTATGTATGTCTCCATCCTTATATTCTATATACGCATGATTATCGTACCCGGGGATGAAAGCAGAAGCGACAAGCTGGGCGGCAGAAAAATACATCTGCTTTCTCTCACGCATAATGGCTATGCGAGCCGTTAGCTTTTTACCGTGCCTACTAACAGGGCGAATTACGGCTTTAGGCTTTCCACGATAAAGAAAGTTGCCTTCTCTATCAACGCATAGATCGGCTAATTCTTTACAAGGACTATATTGTTCGGGGATTTTCATAATATAATTCGTTTAATTCTAACTTTAATCCGCCAACCTGTTCCGCATCATCGACAACCAGCTCACCACCGACTGATAATCAGTAGAGCGAAAACGGTAACGCTTGTAGTGGGCTGTTATCTCTCCCACCCAGCGAATACGCTGCTGTTTCACGAAGCCCACACCTCGGACAACATGACCGGCAGAACCACAGCCTCTTTGCTCGCGACCTTTTACATTACGCTGTATCTCTTGGTAGATAGTGCCAGTACGACGAGCGCCGCGTGAATAGGAGGAAATAATCGGCTCGTTCAGAGGGAGAAAATCCTTCAGTTCGGATGTTGCTTCCCATATCTTTGTCCCCATACGTTTGAGGTATTCGGACGACTTTTTTAATTTGTACTGATGTGCTAACCTCGCTAAAGCATGTTCGCCTATACCCAAATATAACATTAACTCAGAATTGGACATGTTAGCGTAGTTGTCGCACAGCCATTTTACCTGGCCGGCTGTGATTCTGTCACCTTGCGCCTTCATCATTGCCATTGTAGCCCGATCTTTTTCCCATCCATGTGCAACAGCAAGACGATGTAATCCAGCACGGCTAATATCATACTGAGAACAGAGCATTACATTTGCAGTTGTCGGATAAACCAAAGAAAGGGAATGAATCTCGTCTTCAGAAAGAGAACTATAGTGTCGCATATATTCCTGTTATTTATTTTCTTCCTTCAGCATATCATGCCGTGCGCCCATGAGCCACGACTTTAAGTTTATATACTGCGCGTGGTCGAGGTTGGCCTCACGCCACTCGGCATATTGGTCGTAGGTCAGACCGTTCTCGATGATGCGCACCATATCTTCAGGGTTCAGCACGTCACATTCCTCGAAGTCGCACGCCCCACCTACTTCCTCTCCTATCCAATACCACTTGCGGCAACCGCCAAACAGTTGCATATTGACGAGTTCTGCTAACTTATTACAACTATCCTTGTACTGCTTTATAAATTTCTTTAGCTTAGGGTTCATATCTATACATTTAGCTTTTTAATTTTGACTTATTAAGTTAAAACGCTCGCAAAAGTCGTCGTATATGTCAAAATCGTTCCACCACTCTTCCTTGTCTTCTTGTACGTACTCGTTGCGCACCCCTCGCCTTCTTACTGCCATCTTTATCTGATCGTCGGGAATAAAAGCATCAAACGCTTCTATTGCATGTTGAAGTTTCCACCTCCGCATACTTTCATCGAAATAATAAAGATGCAGCGGTCTATACTTGCCGTGGAAGCGATAGCAGAATGCCCTGAACGTTTTGGTACCATCCTCGGACCTGAACAACACTTTATAGCGATTGCCCCGATGCAGAGCAGCGAGCACGTGCATGAAATCATAGTAGCCGAAGTGGGGGCTATTCTGACAGAAATAGACACCGAACGTATCTCGACGAAGGAAAAACCACAAAAAGTCCATATCGTCAGCAGACATCTGAGGAATCGCCTTATAGACGATATTGCGCCATACGTGCTGACGTAGATGCGAGCCATGAACAAATCCTTCGATGGCGAACATAAAATCGTGATGGTTGAAAGACACTTTAATCATTGTCGCTATTTACAAGGTTGTGTTTCACATCATCGTACATTGCCATCTCTACCTTCTCTCCGTCGTAATGGCCAAGAGCAAGGAGTTGACCGCTCTCTTCTGTAGCATTCTGCGCCGAAGGAGCATTAGCTCGGACAACGAATATGTCGAACTCCTTGATGCTGTCAAGCTGCTCCATAGGCAGCATCGGCATGTTTTCTCTTGCCTCTTGCCGGATGCGCATAATGTCGGCTTTGGTGAGATTTGCGAACTTGAGTTGTGCCTTGCGCACGGCATCCGTTTCTACCTCTATACGATATGCTTCGTAGGCCTCGTTAATAAGTTTATTACTCTGCCACATGGCAACCTGATTGAGGAACTTGTGGAAGCCGGCACGTCCCTCAGCCAACTTTAACACAGCGAGGACTTCCTCGATAAGGAGAAGATTGTCCCTGCGACGCCAGAAGATAATGCCCCTACGCTCAAACTCGTCGAGAATTGAACAAACGGCGGTAAGGTCACGCAGTTCTTTTAGCGACTGCTTTTTCTTTGACTTGAACAAATTCATATTTTTGATTTTTTAAAAGTTGTTTATATTATAGACTGCGCACACGGAGCAAATAAAAAAACTCTAAAAACTTCCCCACTCTCACGAGCGAGAAAGTAAACTAAATTCCATCAAAAATAAAAACGTTTTAGAAATCCACTCCTATTCTCACGAACCAGAGTAGTGCTTTAAAAACAATATTAATCTACCATAAAAAATGACTTAAACTCCATGTAAACAAATCGTTTTAATGCGTTATAAATCTCGTGCCATCTACTTCGAGCACGAGTATGTCGTTCACAACCCTTATCTCGCCACTCTCCACAAACTGCACCTTGCGCTGGTGGCGTATGGTGTCAACCGAGAGGCAGACGCAGGTGCCGGTGTCTACATGTCCCGTCTTGGTGAGGAAACGTATGTAGAACGGCATACGTGCCACGTTGCGTGCTGTCTGCGGTGGATTGAAGCCTGTGACGCGCTGTCCCGTGCGTGGGTCGTTCCATTGCCACTTTTCCATATAGCGGCGCAGCTCGGTGAATGACTGTGTAAGTGGTCTCATATTTATTCTTCTTTGAATGGTGGAAATTCCAAGTGTATGAACCTGTCGATTTCCTTATCCTTTATCAATTTTACACCTCCGGCAAACATCTTCTTGCGCTGACGCAGTACGTCGGGGAAGAGAATATTACGGAGCGAATTGCCCCAGTCGGCTGTAGAGTTTAGCAGGTGGGAGGGATGGAATACTATTGTGTATGCAGCCAGTCGTACATCTATTTGCGGACGGTCGAACATCGGTCCGCTTAGTGTCAATGCCCTGTCTTTGTTGTAGAGCACCATGTGGCTGCTTAGGTCGCTCACGTCGTCGCTTTGCGCATAGATGATGCGGTCGGCGTAATCGCCAAGGTGTTTTGCTATGAGCGAGTCGCATGAGCGGTAGGTGGATAGCACGAGGTGGGTTGTCCATCCTCGCTCAAAGCATTGCTCAAGAAACATAAATGTCTCTTGCTTAGGCAAAGGCATGGTGAGCACCATTACGTGAGAGTCTATCACGAGGTGGCTCACTGCCTTATAGAATTTCTCCACCGTTACGTCGCCATGTGTGTAAAACGTGAGCTGACGGTGAGGTGCCTGGTTGACCGCCTTGGGCAGCTTATTGTCTACGCAGCAAGGCGGAATAAAGAGGAGAGTATCGTCCATTTGATTATTAATTATTAGTTATGAATTATCAATTAATCGTCAAGCAGCATCGGCATCACAAGCGTCATCACTTTAGGCGTAGGTGTGTCAGCGGTGAGCACTACGGCGTGCGAAGCATCGAGCAACTGCATTCGTATGGTGTCCGACGGGATGGAGTTGATGCAGGTTTGGAAGGCAGAAGATTTCAAACCGATGCGGAAATTGTCGGGGCACTCTGCGTTAGATATGAGCACCTGATCTTCGCCGGACAAAGCAAAATCCATGTTACTCGCAGAAACGTTGATGAAAATGCCGTTCTTCTCTACCTTTACAAGATTGCTTGCGCTACTTGAAAACAGACTGACACGGCGCAGGATGTCTGTCATTTCCTTCTTGTCAAATACAACGAAGTAGGGGTTGGACTTCGGAATTACGCCGCTGTAGTTAGGGTATTTGCCCTCCATGTGCTTGCAAATAAGTTCGATGTCGCCCGACGAAAAACGGATGGTGTTTCCATCGTTCTCGATGCTGATCTCCTCGCATCCGTCAAAGGCTGACAACGTGCGGAAGTAATTGCGGTGGATAAGCGTCTTGCGAGGCTCGCCACTACGGAAGAAATCACTGCCACCCTTCTGCGGATCATTGCTGTGTACTATCTTTGCAAGCGTATGTCCGTTCGTAGCCGCAAAGACCACCTCTGAGCGGTCGTCGGCAATGTCTACACACAAGCTGGAAAGCTGGGGGCGAAGTTCGTCTATCTGAACAAACTTATCAGCAGTATCTATAACAGAATGGAACAACTGAAAAGGCAGGCAAATAATTGTTGATGCCTCACTCTTGGGCAATAGCATCTGAGGGTATTCGTTGCCCGAGAAATAAGCCATTTTAGCCTTGCCCGACTTAACGTTGTCGCCACTGCCGGTGCAATACTCTACAGTGAACGACGATCCACCCTCCTCTATATCAAGAGTAACAACGCAGTCGGGCAGTGTGCCTAACAGCGAACTGAGCATCTTTATAGGTAGCACTATCGGCTTATCAAACTTGCCTCCGCACAACGAAATGGGCGCCGGGATGGTGAGCTGTGCTTCTGCTGTAGATGACGTAAGAAAGAACAGACCGCTTTCGTTGCAGGTCAGCAGCACATTGTCGAAAATGGCAATGGGATTTTTAGAGCCGATACACTTTGCCGACTTGTTAAGGGCAGCGTACAGGGCTTTGGATGATAGGGCTTGTAACTTCATAAGTTTTGAGTTTTGAAATTTGAGTTTTGAATTATGCGCGTTGCGCATTTTGAATTAGAACGGCAGATCGCCTACGTCGGCATCGGTATAGCCTGCGAGTGGGTCAGTATTCTCGGCTGGCGCCACATATCCGGTAGCTGCTCCTGCTACGCCTACATTCGGTGTGGCGTATGGTGAAGGTTGCTGTGTTGTCTGTGGCTGGTAGAGCATAGCCAGTCGCTTATTCATTCGCTGGCGGATAGCCTTGAAGAGGTGAGTATTCTCGTCGGTGGGGTCTTGGTTTACAATCTCGGGGTCGCGTTCTTTGTTGGCTTCCTTCACTTGCTCTACGAACTTCGGAAACTTCCGTACAATGTCCTTGATATAGTCAACCGAAAACGACATCTGCATTTCGTGTGTCGGTACGGTCACGTTGCTGTCGCCACGCTCCAAAGCAGCCTGGCGCACCTTAGCCTTGTACTGCTCGTTGAGTGGCCAGATGTTTACACGCAACTTAGCCAATGTGCGAGTAGGGTCTTTAGGAGCCTGCTCCACTTTAATTTCGTTCAAGCCTGCCGGAATGCAGACATATACACGCTCAGGGTTTTTCGAGTCGATACCCTTGAACACCTGCGCTCCATTTAAGGAGAGCAAGTCGATGTTGCCGTTGTAACTTGCCATTTTGTTTTTGTTGTTTTTTATTTGTTTATGTTTACTGTTTTCTGTTTAATAGAGTCTCGCCCTGCTGTCGCTCATGTCGTCCATCGTGCGCACCTTATACCACTTCTTTATGCGGTTCTTTGGTGCATATACCTTTGACACGCTTATAAAGTTGCCGCAAGCAAGGTGAAACGGACTGATATTGCCGCCGAACAGAGGTGAGCTTTTTTCTCTGCAACCGCATTTTATATGGTCGTAAGAGATGCAGTTTTCGCACTTGGGGGGGTGAATGTTCGCATAGCGTATTATTTTATTTGAATTTTACTTTTGAAAAAGAAGGGCGCACCACTTTTAAATACTCTATTTGTTCAATATCGTCAACAGAATAACTCTCGGCGCAATATTCATCGAAGTACTTGTGGGGTTCTTTTCCTATGGGATAGTCTGTGATAGATTTCCCTTCAGCATCAATCTTATCATAATCTATATAGCGACCTTTACATTGTGTAAACTTATCAATGTTTTTAGGTGTGAATACCAACAAAGCATCAGAACAAACAATTCCTTTCAGCCGGCGAAAATCCTTTTTAGCCTGTTCTTGATCGCCAACTCCAAAACAGAATCCTTTTGCCGTACTTGCTGTACCACGAAGTTTGCTGTGGTCAGTAGTATTTTTCAATATCTCTCGATGAAACAACTTAGCTATCTCAAAAGAAGACATGTAACGGTATAATTTCATACTCTATATTTTGTTTAAAATTCTACATCTATATTCTCTATATAAGAACCTATAGGTTTTACTACCAAGAACCCAAAAATCTTTTCAGTGGATTCATCAGAACGGCATATTCTCCTCATTTACATCCGGCACAACAGCCGTAGCTGTCGTAGCTGTCACAGATGGAGTCATACGCCTACCCTGCTTGCGTGTCTTGTTGTTCTCCCAACGTTCCTTCTCTTCATCAGTGAGTTGAACGATATTGCCGTCATCGTCGCGGTATGGCAGCGGGTCGGGCTGCTCGGCAAAGGCTTTTGCTATGCGCTTTAGCTCGCGGTAGTCCTTCGGTATTGCATCCTTGCCAGGACGAAAGAAGAAGAAGACGTGCTTGGAGGTCTGCATATAGCGGATAAACTTCGGCTCGATGGTATTGTCATTCTCCCACTCACGACCGGTGAAGTATTCCTGCGTAACCCATGCCTGGAGCTTAAAGCATTTGCGCTGTTTGTCGCTCTCGTTCTCGAAGAGATGCTTAGGATTACACGCTATCGACATATTTTCGCAATAGTCGTATATCTTCTTCTTGAAGGTAGCACGGCTATACTCCTTGCTCTTACCCTCGGAAGCATCAGCCCAATCGCGCATAAACTCGTTGAACATATCGTCCGTACATATCGGCACACCGTAGACCTCATTGCGAGAGAAGAACCACTCGAAGTAGCGGACAATGCTCTCGGTGAGCTTCTGCACCATCTGGCGGCGACGCACATTGCCTTGCGGTGCAATGGCAAAGGTGTGGTAGCGCATCAGGAACTGCACTGCCAAAGCACAGATGTAAATGGCTTGGTTGCGGTCGGTGTCATCTATTTCTTCCGGCTTGTCGCTGAAGTTCTTCATCAACGCCGACATCAGACGTGCTGCTTTGCGCTTCTGCGGATTGGCTCTGGCAAAACGATTTGAGAAGCTGACGAGAGGGAAACGTCCTACTGTTGAGTCGTCATCGTCCGACAAAGGATAGTTGCAGGTGATGACATGTTTAGGGGCATCTTTTAGTGAGACAAGTTCCTGATCTACGCTTTTCTTTTCTACCGTCAGTCCTGTAGTAACCATATTGTAGAAGTACTTCATTGGGAATCCTTTTTGCTTATCCTCCCAGTGTAGAACCCTATACTTGAATGGTTCGCTGAGTAGATTGCCCAACACAAACCTCGCATCGGTAATATGCTCCATGCGCTTCATATCAATGTCGAGCACGTTCACAGCACTGCCGACTATCAATTTTACAATGATAGACTTGCCCGAACCTCCAGTAGCCTGTTTTTCGTCAGGAATATCGTCTTCAAGAAAGTACGGACAGACTGGCATCATGCCTTTGTTGGAACGATAACACAAGCGGCCAATGCCTGAAATCATATTGACGAAATGAGCACCGATAACGGCTTTCTCCAATTCCGTCAATTCTTCCTTATTGCGCTGCGCTTCTTGCTCTCGCTCCCAAAGAACGTTGGAGCAACCACGCACGATACGCAAGATAGGCCAAAGGTCTTTTTCTTGTTTTCCCTGCCAGTTGACATCCCAACGATAGGTTTGCGCCCACTCGTCGAGGTCGGCCTTCATCTGACCTATCTCGGTGGTAGTGAACACTGGCGACCCGTCCTCATTCTGCATCTTCTCCTTCTTGTCAATCGCTTCCAGTCGGTCGCGGTATTCCTGACGCTCGGTGATGGTGAACGGTGTCTTGAACACCCGCATCGTGAAGTCATACGGCTTCTTGGCAAGCGAGGGGATAAAGAAGTTGATGTCGTCATACGACACCGTGCGGATGCTGTCGGGCGTTATCTTCAGTGCCACATTGTTGAAGTAGAAGTACTCCGTCTTTGCATCGAAGGCATCGGCAAAGTTAATCACCATACTCTGCAAACCTCCGGCAGACTTCTCCGTGAAGGTCTTATCCACCATATTGGCACAGTCGGACATCAAGCGTCGCTCGTTGTCGCTATGCCGCCATGCCTGTTTTGTGTATTTTAACAGTAATGTCTTTGCTGCCTGGATGATGCTCTTTACGTCAATATACTCCACAAAGCATTTGTTCAGGTGGATATATTGTCCTACGAGGTCGGTGCTCTCGGGATCTATCATGCGGTAATATCCGCGTGCCGTCATAAAGAGCCACAATCGCGTTGGCGACACCTTGCAGGTAGGTGGCTTTGGTTTGCCGCTTCTTGGGTCACGCGGCCATTCTATATCAAACGGCTCTGTGTTGCTTGCTCCACGCAAACTGGAGTAAAGCGGCAGACGAACATCATGGTCAAACTGGAAGTTCTCTTCCGCATTCATGGTATATGTCAGCAGATAGTCGCGCACGCTTCGGGGAGAGCTGCCGTATAGCCATTGCCAGCGTCGGCAATAACGTGAGCGAAAACCTTCGGGCAACATTGCATAATACAATGAGCTGAACTTTGTGCATATAGTTCCGCAGTCGCGCTGTGAGACAATGTCGTTGGGGTATAGGATGATGACATGCTCGGCAAAGCGGTTCATCTTCTGATATTGCACACCGCTAAAGTCAAGATTCTCCCGCTTCCACTCGCCGCGCTCTATATACCAGAAGTTTCTCCGTCCGATGGAGAACGCCACATGATACCAACAGAAGTCTTGGAAGTGTTGGTCTTCCGTCTTGTCAAGACGCAAGGAACGCATGGCATAATATACACTCAATGCGTCTTCGGGTGTACGACAAAAGACGATGTTGCGAGCTTTTATCTCGGCGGTAGGGATTTTCTTCTTCTCTTGCTTAAATGTTCCTTTCCCCACGCCATTCTTGTCTTCACGTTCTACCCAGATTTCTTTTTCTTCGGTAAACTTCTCCGTCGGCTCGAACTTCTGGATGGCTGCATGTACGGCGGTGTTGTCGCTCTTGCGCTGATCCATTGCATAGACGAACACGTTGTCGCCCATGAGCCACTTGCTCACCTTCCTCACGCTGTGCTCCTCGGCGGTAGAGAACACTATCGGTTCGCTCCCAGCCATTGCTGGACGGAAGAAACATCCGTAAGAGTTATGCGGACCTATTTCCTGTGAAGCGAAGCATACGAACAGCGGATTCCAGGGCGTACCATGAATAATCTCGCTAACGTGCTGACCATCGCGTATCACGTCGGGCAGCGTGACACTCAACAGAGAGTAGATGCGGAAGTCCTTGTTGAGCATGTCGGGCGTAAACGTACTGCCAAAGCCGAAGCGAGGCAATCCTTTGTCGAGCGTCACCTCACACCCAAGGGCTGCAAGCTCTTGTGGCGAGAAGTCGGTCTTCGGCATGAAAGAGAATGTCTCGATGGTCTGCTGTGCCTGAGTACGGTAGTCCATCTTGGCAAACACCTCTGGGAAGGCATGGTGCACCTCGTCGGTATCGCCATACACATCCCTTACAAGTCTTTGGCAGATGCGCTGAAGACTATATCCGTGCATCGGAATATTCATCTTGGCTGCGTACAACTCGATGGCTCCGTAGCCGGTCTTGCCCGTGCGGGTGCATTTCCACTTCACGGCACCATGCTCTGCCATTCGGTTGTCGTCAACGCCCACGCCCGAATAAAGTCCACCTCGCTCATTTTCATAAATAATGAAGTGGGGTGTCTGCTTGGCATCGACATCCGCGTCCTGCCCCTTTTGGCAGATAGGGCAGAAACATGCGGTCTGACCTTCGATGCGCTGCTCGTTGGCGGGCTTCACGAGAAGGTGCAGGTCGATATTGGCAAGACGATTTATGATAGGATGAAAGAACATGATTGCTGTTATTATTAAAGATAAGGACAGCGATGAAATGCCAAACTTTTCGGTATTACCAGAATCCGAGGCTCTTGTGTCCACCCTGATAAAACTTACTTATAGGAGGGCGTTGCCGCTACCTCATTCTCCATGCTGTCCTTTATTCTTTCTGTTTTTACATTTGTTTTTTACTATAAGTTCAGAAACGTTTCCGTGCGGAAGTGTCGGATGGTGCAGTTAGCCAAGTTCTTCATGCAGTTAATCAGCATCCGCACGAACTCCTTAAACGAAATGACGCTCTCATTAAGATCTATTATCTCCACAGCCACACGCCAATAACACTTGCCGTTTCTCACTCGGCAGGAATGCTCGTTCCTTACTATTATATTCCCTACATTGCCCTGCATCATCGTGAACAACTTCTGACACACATCCTTCACTAAGGCGAATGGAGCATGGAAAAGCAGTACTTTGTTGTCGCTGTCATAGTCGCGCACGGTCTCCGTATAGGCTATGCGGTGTAGATATTCCCGATGCGTAGGCCGTCCTTGCCTTTTGTTCCGGCGATTAGGGATGTAAGGGCAATTCAGATACTCATGGTTAGGCATTTCTATTCAATATATTTCAAACAAGCCAACTTTCGCATCATCTGCCATGTGGAATAGATGCTGCGCTTGCAGTCAAATACAGGGTCGTGTTCCGCACCTTTATCAATGTCCTTATAATCCTCAACAAGGTCGTATGCCTTACTCGGATGATAGAACTCTCCACGGGCATTACATATCAAGCGAGCCGCCTCGTAGATAAACGTGCGATGGTCGCGGAAGTTGGTGTAATGCACGGGAACTTCTATGCCCAACTTATAGCAGATATTACGCAAGATAGCAATGTCAAAATCTGAACCTTGAGCCCAAAGACACAAGTCCTGATTGTGCAACACTTCTTTGATTTCTTTAACCCATCCAAAGAAGTTGCTCACAACAGTCTCTATAGGCGAACATGGTGTAGCGTCATCATCACTGTCAAGAACTGCAGCTTTTGCTCCTTCGCTCTTCTGCTTCCACCAATCGGCTGTCTCTTCATCGAAAGTAAAACCCTCGATGAACATTCCCCGAAGGTCTACATGAGCCGAGAATGTAGGATATTTAACAGCACTATTGCCACCATAAAAAGGCGATTTATCTCCATCGCGATTCCAAACTACTGCCCCGACACTCATCACGGCAGCTGTAGGTGCAAGTGCACAGGTCTCAAAATCTAAAGTAACATCTATCATTTTATTTAGTTTAGGTTAAACTGACAAAGACAATTCTTAATACCATTAGACTCCCATTCTTTCCAGTTGTCAGTGGTAAAACGCTTGATAACTGTGCCGGTGCTCATACCGCGCTCATTCATAAAGTCGAAGAACTTTTTACAAAGTCCAGTATTGGCACGTCTCAGACATTCGTAGAAAGCACCAACCTTATCACTCTTTGCTAAGGTATAGAGATACCCCTTGTCGCCCTTATCGGCTCCTTGCTCTTCGTCTCCGGCATACGACAATAATAGCTCGGCTACTTCCGGCATAGCTAAAAATTGTTTTTTACATTCGTTAATGCCGATGATTTCCCAAACAGAAAAGCCGTTCTTAAAGAAACGCAGATAAAAAGTGGCTACGGAGAAGCCTTTTGCCTGCATAAAATCAGACAACGATTTCTTTTCTTCCACTGAAATATCTTTAGCGTTCAAAGATTGCAATGGTGTTGTTATTTTCTCGATATTTTCCTTTGTCATTTTTCAGTTATTCACTATATTTGTTGCAAATTTAAGAATTAAAACATAAATAACAACAGCTTAGCTACTTTTATTTTTCAGTATTTATCTTTTTTAACGATTTAAGTGTCATTTTTAAATAATTCAGTTATGAAGTACCAATACAATTATTCGTTTCTCAACAGATGGATGGAGGCCAACGGCAGGATAAACATCAACACCATCCTGCAAGCCATCGGATCAACATCTAACAACAGTCTGCGTCTATGGGAGCAAGGCAGATGTCCCATGCCAGTATCAAGCATTCTACGCTTCTGCAACACCTTTCAAGTGCCTATCTCAGCTTTCTTTTACGACAAAGATAGCGACCCAACGGGAAACTCAATGTACGTACAACCACAAGAAGGTGACATATTCGCTCCTGACGGCGGCTATGTTACAGAGCGTAAAGCTGGCAGTCGTGCGCTTCTCGACCCGTTAGACGTGCAACTAATTCCGTCCGTCGTACCAGGAATTGTTGATTCTGATAAAAAAGAGTGCAGCGGTACGGACAATCCCTCCTCTATATGTGTCCAAACGCACGATACGGGGCAAGGAGAGATGATCGTAGTAGGCAATGTTAGCGACCAAAATATGAAAGCACTGCTCGACCTCGAAGCTAAACGCATGAAGAGCGAAGAGCGTCATAGCGAGGAACGCGCACGTCTGCTCGATGTGATTGCAGAACAACAAAAGCAAATCGCTAATCTCACTCGTATGCTCAACGAAGCAAAAAACTACAAAAATATGAGCATGGATGATGGTTATATGGTTGCCGACCGTCCTACACAAGACTGACAAACAAAAAGCGTTACCTATCCTCACGGACGGGTAGCGCACAAAAAATCTAAACTAAAAACTAATTATTAACCACTTATTATCTACTACTTACTATTTATTTTCGTTCGTTTATCGCTGCCATCTTGCGACGATAAAACTCTTTTTCCTCTATCTGGGTAAGTGTAATGTCGGCACTTACATACGGAACGTCGGCATACCAGTAGCCTTGATGCAGGAACACGATGGGCGTGCTATTTCCAAACGTCATGGGCAAAGGCAGGTTGTCTTTCGTGCGCTTCGGCTGAAGGTTAAGTATGCAAAACAGCTCTGCCTCACTCACGACTGGCAGGGCATTCATCTCTTTTTCCAAGTCGGTGCCTTCGATGGGGAAGAAGAACACACGACCATCGGGCGACACTTCCTTATCCCAACCGTCACGTCCGGTGGTGTCGGCAAACTCCACGGCTCCTACTCCACCTGCCATGCCTTCAGGCGACTCGTAATAGTGCTCTGCTCCATGTTTTTTAGCCCAATCAAGAGCCTTCTGCTCGGCTTCCTGGCAGCGGTTCATAAACTTCTGAATGTCGCTACCCACATTAGACGTAGCCGACACCTTGTAATAATAATGAGGTTTCTTCATATATTCTAAATTCAAAATTGACAATTCAAAATCGGCTTTGCCGATAATTCAAAATTCAAAAACAAAAATCACCTTAGCGCAGCGTAGATGACAGGCTCTCCACATTCATCGTCCTTCATCTTAAAGCCTCTCACAGCCAACTCCTGAAGGTACAATGCCAACGGATCGCCCAACGGACATACTACTGCCTTGAAGTACGTACGAAGCTGATAGTCGGTGAACATGTCGCAGTCTTCACGCCAATGGTCGAGCGGCTTGTATTTTTCGCAAAAGGCTTCTATCTTGGCAGGGATAACAAAGTCTTGTAAGGTGACTTCCGGCTGCTCGGTGTTCTCTATTATGTCTTGTTTCTTTCTACTCATAAGTTCTTATGCTTTATTCTTTTTACTATAAGACAAGGGACAAAAACAAAGAACAAGAGAAGAAACACTGAAAACCATCAGAGCAAGCTGCCACCATTCTGACGTAGACTTTATATTCTTTGTGTTCTTCTCCTTCACCACATTCGTGCTATCCTTCTTTGCCCAGTGGGTACCCGCGTTCAGCCTGTTACTCAACACTAAGCTATCTATTACGTGCTGCATCCGCGTCATTATCTCTTCCTGATGCTTCAGTCGTGCCTCGTATGTGGCATTGCGCTCATAGTCGCCCTTGCGGTGTACGGTTCGATCTGTGGTGGTGGTCTTGTTGCCTTGGGCATCCGTACTCTCAGTCACTCGCTCAGTGATAGTTTCCTCGTTACTACCCTTGTCGGTCATAGTGCCAGATGTATGATTCTCGTCCGTGACTCTAACGGCGCTGCTGTCCGTCATCGTCTCCGACTTCACCACGCTGTCCTTAACGATAGTTACGTCACTATCACGCCGTTGCTCACTACTCCCCTGCTCCACCTTTCTTGAGGCGGCGCAGCTCATTAACGTGATTACAGCCATAAGCCATAATGTAATGATTTTGATTTTTCCCATATATTTATGTCTTGTTGGTTTCTGCGTGCAAAAATAAAAAAAGTCGCCGACACAAACAGGACATACTAAAAACACCGCCTACCTTTGGGAATGGGTAAGCGGTGTAAAACTATTTTTTTATTTTATTATAATCCAAACGAACCTTTTTACGTTTGTCACCTTTAAAACAATGACCAAGTAATTGGCTGAATTTATTTTTTAGTACATTATTACCCAGCAGATTCTCCATGTCTGCCACCTGTTTCTGAGTCGCAATAATCCGGACAGTCTTGCCGTCATAATCATCAAGCGTCACTTTTTTCAACAAGTCCGACATCTCACTACCCAGCCACTCGCCTGTTTCGCCGTCAAGCATAGCCACAAGCTGCTGCCATTCTCTTTCGCCCGGTTTCGGCTTCACTTCCTCCGCTTCGACAAACGCAAACGTCTGCTGCTGGGCTTCATGCTTCACACTATGCTGTTTTATCCATTGCTCCATAATGTAAAACACGAAATCCTCCACCGTGCCATTCCATCTATGCGGTTGCTCTACCGCTTTCGGCACTCCATTATAGGCATACGCCTTAAAGTCGTTCCAAAGGTCTTCGGGAACGTCAGCAACAAACGCCTTGAGCCGTTCTTCGTCGAGCGTAGGATATAATGACATTAACTTGGCGCACAAACGTTTTTCTGACGAACCACGATGCAACTCCAATTCTCTCGCCAAGCCCAACGGTGTGCGCTTAATATGAAACTTGATTTTTTCAGGATTGCCTCGTTTGGCGCTACCCCTATAAATAGGTTCATAGCCTTTTTTGTCGGGGTCAATGCACGATAGCATTATCTCTATCTTGTTTTCCTCGCACAGTCGCTCCATGTCACCACGTGCCACGTCCAACACCTGTTTGCGGAACTGTGAGAACTTTTGATATTTCTCAGTAGTGACAACCTTTGCGGGTTGTTCACTTTTTTCCACATCGACCTTAAACATACCCAATGCTTCCTTCAACTCACGATAATCTATAGCAGGGTGCATCTGCCCCCTGCTCGCGTACTTCATCAACAGGAGATAAAGACGTGACGTGTAAGCCGAATTGCAGAAATAGGCGATACGTTCAAGATGATTGAAATATCCGTCTGCCATATCAAACACGGCTTTTGCCACCTCAATGTTTATTGTAACCTCGATATATCCGTCACGACGGAACTTGCGCACTTCCTGTCCGTCCTCGTCTATCTTTGTTTCTCCGTCTCCCGAATAGTTGAAATCTTCTCCTTCTCGTGATGTGAAGTTCTTCGGGATAAATATCTTGCTGAATATAGGCATATAGTCCTCACCTTTTCTAAGTCCTGTCTCTGGATCGAAACGCGGTAAATGAAACTCTATCTTCTTCATTTGGTTTATCACCTTTACCGACTCGTCATAATGGCTGCTGTCTATACCGAAGTCAGCCAGGCGCAAACGTATCGGTCCCATCTTCAGCAGGTCTTCTTTCGTTATACCTCCATTGGGTCGTTCCTTGCTTAAATAACGATGTTCGTTAAGAAACTTGGCAAAATGGTCTTGCAGTCGTCCGCTTACCAACAACATAACGTCCTGTTGTATGAGAGAATAGCTTTTAGCGTATGATGTATAGTTGACAGGTGTGTTTATCCAGCGCAATTCGTTCAAGGCATGTTGAAGTTTGCCTTCATTGTCTTCTTTTTTCGCTTTCTTTGCCATAACCTACGTTTTTATGTACTTAAACCTACGTTTTTATGTATCAAAACCTACGTTTTTGTTTACCAACTCCTACATATTTGTTTACTTCGTATGCTCTAACTCGTTGATTTTCAACTCCTCCAATTTCCCTTAATATAATGTAACATAAACTATTCTTTTATTCTTTCAAAACGAAAAATCCATAGTTTATAATTATATTATATTAAGGTTTTTGAGCGAATTGATTATCAATCAGTTACCTACAGTGAGGTAAACAAAAACGCAGGAGTTGGTAAACAAATCCGTAGGTTTAAGTAAACAAATCCGTAGGTATTGGTAAACAAATCCGTAGGTATTACAAACCAAAAACAGCACACTTTTGTAGTGACTTCGTAAACATTAAGGTAAAAAACTTTAGTAGGATTTTACCTTACATATTACAAGTCCTCGTTGAATATCGCCTCGCATTTTTCAAAGTTGTCCATATCGGTGTACATCAGACAAATAGAAATTCCATGCCCGGAGCTGGACGTTTTCAATGATTGAAGAATAAAACCAATGCTGTTGTCACCTGTTTCGTCAGGAATATTAAACGCCAGTCCAATAACATCGCCATCTGGACCTATGTTTTCCTCGGGCGTGGTGTTAGGATATTTCTGTTGTAAGCTCTCGGTTAAGTTCAAGAAAGGGATATGAGCAGACTCTACAGTTGGATACTGCATTTCGACCGCAGCACTGAACACCAATTTGCTTTTAGGATTATAAGCAACATTAATCGTAGCGTTCTCACCCATAAACGTGCCGTTAAAGACTCTACAGCCTTGCCCAGCAGTTCTCGACTTCGCTGCATCGTATGTCACACCCTTAGCCTTCAGCTTCAAGGTGAAGTTGTCCACCGTTCCGTCTAATGGTATTCCCATAAATTTCAAATGCTGCTGTGCGCTTGCTGCCATACAGAAGCAGAGTACGAACAATACTGATATAATCTTCTTCACAATAGATTAGTTTTAGATTTTACATTTTGTTTCTGTCCAAAAACTCAATCACAGCCTGTAGCGCCAAATCCTTGATAGGCACGCCTGTGCGCAATTTCATAAAGGCGATACGCTCGTAATACTCCATCGGCACGTATATGGTGATGCCATTCTCGGTCTTCTTACCCTTCGGCTTACGCATGTTCGCAGCAATATCGTTGCTGAATGATGTGGTTGCCGGTTGATCTGCTACAGGAGTTATAGTTGTCGATGTCTCGGTCTCAGACGTTGTTGTAGAAACAGTCGGCTTTCCAGTCGCCGGAACTTCTGCGGACGAAGCAGTGACAGCATTCGCTGCCGCTTCTCCACTTCCCTTTTTCTCCCTGTTCTCCTGACGCTGCTGTCTACCTGCTTCCAAAATGCGCTCGTTCTCGTCTATAGCGTCTGAATTTTCCAGACCAAAATGCGCAACTCGTTTCTTCATTTCTCTTGCCATACCCTATAATATTAAAAAGTGAAACTGTTGATTATCTCCTTGGTAAAACGCTCATAGTCCTGCCCTACCCTGCAATACGGTGCATAAGCAAAGATGTCTTCTCGCATAGCTTGCGCTTCGACCATCTTCGTGTCGCGGCGCGTATAAGCGTCAAACATATAGTCCTGATACTTTTCGCCGAGATATGCCTTAAACTCCTTTGTGGCGTTGGTCTGGTCGTTGCTCATTACCATCAGCAAGCCACGAATGTCAAGATCGGGATTAAGATCCTCACGTGTTTCCTCGATGGCGTTGATGATTTCGGCAATACCTTTTGTTGCCAACACTTCGAGCTGCACGGGCAGCACTACACTCGTAGCGGCTGTGAGAGCATTGTATGTAAGCAACGACATAGCCGGTGGGCAGTCTATAAGCACGTAGTCGAAAGCATCCATGACGGTGTTCACGCCTTCGTCTGCCAGTTCGGTGCCTGCTAACTCGTTCAGTGGCTTGGCGAGCAATTTACAAAGGGCTTTGCGAGGCAATGCACGCTGATTCAGAAACGGTTCTATGGATATAAGCTGCGACGCAGCTGGCGCGAGGTAAATTCCCTCACGTACCTGATAAACGGGCAAATTGCTTTGCTGTACCAATGCGTCGTAAACGGTAGGCTTACCTGCGTTCTGAGTCTCGCTCCATCCGAAGAGGAACGAGGCACACGCCTGCGGATCAAGGTCGATAATGAGCATACGCGGCAAGCGTTTGCGTCCATCGGCATCCACTCCGAATTTTCCTTTACCAAAACGGCGCAATCCGGTCGCTAAACTCTGCACCGTTGTTGTTTTTCCTACACCGCCTTTGTGGTTTACAAAGGCAAGCACTTCTCTAAGTCTTTCCATCTTCTATAAAGTATATTTTAAAATTGATGATACTATTCAAATATACAGAACACGTATAATCTGTAATACGTTGCAAATTTAAGAATTATAATTGAAACAAACAAATATCCATGCACATTTATTTGTTTATTTATTGCTTAATTTGTTTATAAGTGTATTTGTATGTGTATTGCTTTGTTAGTTGATTAATTTGTTAGTTGCTTTGTTTATTAATGTATATATGTATTTATATATTTATGTGTGCGTTTGTGTATGGATGTGTTTGTGTGTTTATTGTTTTATGTTTTTGTGGAAATGTGTATTTATGTATTTCTGCACTTCCACATTTCCACATTTCCACAAAACATAACTCACTTCTTTGCAACATCTCCCATCATCGGCAGAAAGAATAGGGCGGCTCCGGCGAATGCTACCACAACTACGAACATTGACGCTGACATGAGTACAGCAAGCGCACCGGCGAATACCTTCTTTACGCTCAGTTTGCCATCCTTTCTCCTTGCCGACGTGTCTTCACGTTCCTCTCGCAGCGTCGGCTCGCCTACCTGCGGATAGTTACGCTTGCGTTTCGGCTTCGGCTGGGGTATAGACTCCGACTCTGCTTCCGGCTCCCGATCCTGATAAATATCCGGCTCTATAACGTGAGGCTCCTCGTCAATAGCAATAGATTCTTCCTCAATGATAGGCTTTTCCTCAATGATAAGGTTCTCATCAATAGCCGGTTCGTCTTCAATCTTTCTATCCACACACACGATAACATCGCCGTGCAAGCTGACCTCTATCTTGCAACCTGTCACAAGGTCTTTCTGGAGGAACGTGCGCTCGCTTCCGCAGTTGGCATGGGCGAAACGGTGTCCGTTCATTTCCACCTCGTCAAAGTCGGCTACATACGTCACCTTGCCAGTCTTTTCGCCTACCGTAGTATGGTGTCCGCGATATGTGGTTACGGCCTTAAACACCGGTCGAAACTTAAAAGCGCAATTATACTTTGCATCATGATCGGTCTGTCCTATACGGTCGTAATAGTCGTAGTTGTCGAACTTGAACACAAGACCGTCGGTAGGGTAGGGCAACGACTCACGCTCCACCTCGGCAGAGCACACGATGTTCTCAATGTCCTGCTCCAGTTCGGCATCCGTTTTCTCAAGATTGAGAGCCGACACGAAGCCCGAAGTCTTAAAGCCATTACGCTCAAGAGCCTGCATAGCAGCCGTGTGTCTTATCACGCCGTCCATAATGAGGCGGAAGGGATGAAACTCCAGACGCTTGCACTCGTTCGTTACAGCCACTTTCTTCGCCATGATGCCGTTACTCGTAGAACGGGGCGATTTGCCAGCCTTGCTATAACGGGCAAACTCCTCAAGCGAGATAATCACCTCACCGCGCACCTCCACGCGATCGTACTGGCTCCATGCTGCCATCTGGTCGGGTACGCCCTGCACATGCTTGATGTGTTCCAGGCAGTCGATACCGTAGAGTTCCTTGCCGTGGCCGTAGGTGGCCTCCGAGAGCATTCCGCGACGGTACACAAGGCTCACGGTCTCACCATCAAATTTCCACTCCACATCCACCTTCGCGTCCTTGCTGCTGATGTTTGCAACACGCTGCTGCGCTCTCAGGTACTTCACAACCGCTTTTGCATCATGCAACTTCTTCATCGAGAGGCAAGCCGTGCGACGTGCAACAGTGCGCTTGCCGTTGCCGTTCTCGCTGTAGCACTGCTGCGTAGGCGAGTCCTTCAGTACCTCGTCGGGATGCGCTTCCTCATATTCCTGCAAAGCGAAGTAAAGAGCATCATATTCCTCGTCGCTTATAGAGGGGGCGTTCTGTGCAAAGTACTTATAATCATACACCTTTACTTCGTCCACCAAAGCGCAATAATCCTCAAAATTCTTAATTTTAGCCATATTCTGTAAAGTATAAAAAGTTGTTATTATATTAATTCTCGTCCTCGTCCGGAATAGAGTCTTCGTTGTCGTGCCAGAAGTGAGAGTACTGCACCATGTCGATTGCAGTAATCAGATTGTCGCCAGGGTAAAGTTCTTGATCGAGTTCCATGTATAGACACATTTTCCGTCCCGATTTGAAATTGACTTGTACGCACTCGTTCCCATCTTCATCATCTTTACTTGACCATGATTCGTAGCTCTCGACCTCTCGCGCGTCAAACGTCACGTTCTTTCTGTCGTTGTTGTCTTCAAGGTCGAACATCTCTGCATGAATAAACGGATAAACTTTCTTTGTTGCCATAATATTTCGTTTTTTATTATTGTTATTACTTCTGTTCAGGTGCCACCGACATAATAGCGTGAATGGTGTCCGTAAGGTATTTTCCTCCACCGTGCGACATTATCCACTCGTGCACATCGTCTGTCACTACATATTGTCGTCTCTTGCCACCGATGGCAGGCCTGCCTGCCTTCGGTGTTCCACTCTTTATAATTTCCATAGTTTCGTCGTTTTAATTCTCTTCTATAATATCGTCATCGTCTTCAGCAAGCTCCGAACGCTTCAACTCCTCCGGCAACCATGCAGGCCACCAAGTCACGTCCAACGCCCATTGCATCATGTCTCCCTGGTCCTTCTTGTAGTTCCAGAATACGTGCAGCATCTTGAACACTTCCCACGCCTCGCTATCCGTCAGCTCCGACAACACGCCCTTCAGATTTTCCTCCTCGGCTGCTGTCAGATCCACGTTCTTTTCGAACTCTGCCCAGTCGCACACCTCGGCAAACAACATGCACGCAGCGTGCTCCGCATCCATATCCGACAACATCAGGCTGTTGGTAGCTGCTGCCATAGCCAACCAATATTTTTCATTAGATAGCTTCCATATTGCCGAGCGTCGAGCCTTCCAGTCGCTAAGAGCTACCTCCACATGGTTCTCTGCTATCCAGTCGCCTATCTCGCGCATGATACGTGCCATTCTCGGAGCGTCGCCAGACGTGAACTCGGTTAGCAGCTTCACCTCCTGGCTCTCATTAAACAAACCTTCACGGAACTTAATCGCTACTCCGTTCTCGTTGTCCGTCACCGTCCACATCAAGGCTTTGCCCGATGTCAACTCAAATTTTTCTTTTGCCATAATATTTCTTTTTACTCTTTTACTTTTCAATCATTCTCAGCTCTGCGCCCAGTGCGCCCGCTATCTTGTTCAGCACGTCGATATTCACGGCGTACTTGCCGGCTTCAACGCTGCGGACGTTAGCGGTGGTGATGCCCGCAATCTGAGCGAACTGCTCCTGCTCCCAGCCCTGAGCGGTGCGCATCGCACGGATGCTCTCGCCCATGGCTTTACGCTGATCATAAATTATTTGGTCTTTTTCCATATTGCCTATATTGTGGTTACTTTATCTGACTTAACCGTAATGTCGAGGGCTGAATAAATTTTATTAAATCTCGATACTCTCTGCTATCTGCTTCTGCGTGTAATGTATAGCGTAGCCTTCAGATTCCTTCGCCATGCCGAACTGCTTATCAGTGAAGAAACGGCAGGTGTAATGCTTGTCGAGCTGCTTGCTGCTAAGACTCTCGATAAATGCGAGACCGGCCTCACGTGTGCCTACAGGCTTACGGAACGTCTTCGGCGACTTGCCTACGAGACGAGGAGAACCTAATAATTTCTGGTCGTGTTTTGTAACGATTCCTTTTACTGGAATAAACTCAAGCCAAAGTACCTGATAAGGTGATAATGTTACGTTTCTCATAATTATCACGCCGCTTAACGGTTGCCGCCCGATTTTAATGATTAATATTGTTAGTTTCTTTAAATGTTGCAAAGGTAGCAATAATTTTTACAACTACCAAATTAATGACGCATAAATTGTGTATTAATGCGTATTTTATTATTTTCGGTCGCCCATCCAGGAGCTCGAACCTGGTGCCACGCCTTGCCGTGGTGGGCGTTGCGCTGTGGCTATCCTCACGAACCGCCAGCAGCTAAAAAAATACTCTGATTATGATTATGCGTTCCCGCCGAAGGGGTCGAACCTTCACAAAGGGCCGTGCCGGGCGCGGGATGAAATGGTCTACTTATACACCTCGATGCACTCTATCGCCTCGCAGTCGATATAGCTGTTGCCGGCTTTGCCTAACACCGAAATAACCTCCGTGTCGCTGCTGTAGGCGATGATGTCGTCCTCGCCGCTGTCGCCGTTGGTAAAACTGAAGCACACGCAGTCGCTGTGCATCTTTATTACTCCGTGCTGCTGATTGCTCTGAGCAGCCATCAATATCGTTTTCACTGTTTTGAATTTCATAATCTTCTGTCGTTTTTTTTAAAAAAGAGGTTGTGTTATAAGGATGTTTATCTAAGCTCGGACCACTCCAGATTTCCGTATTTCAGTTTAGACTGAATATCATAAATAAATCCTGTAATGCAGCCTTTTCCGTCTTCCTTAAACTTCGCCAACTGCTCGTTCACTGGCAATGTTTCGTCTTCATAAGCAAACGTGCCATCTTCAATAAGTTCACCAATTTTCTTTAACAGTCGGCGGCAACCCGCTTTCGTAGTTGCCCATGTTCCATAAAGTCGAAATGAACTGCACGACTTCCATGCGTCGCAGGTACTCAGTATAATTATTCTTGCCATAATTTTCTGTCGTTTTTTAAGGGTATTATAATATACTATTCATCAATAATCTCAATCCGTGACAATTCGTTATCTACATGAAGCTCGTATCCCTTATACTTGATGCTATAACCTATGCAACCATAGCTACAAAACAGAGGTTCACAAATCATCCTGGAGCCATACCAGGTGAAGCCCCATGGATCTCTATTATATCCATCAAGCCAATTTTCACAATCGCCTGAACGTTTCACAATAGCATTAATAAAACGCTTCAATTCGTTAGGTATATCTTTCGGTATTCTCATAATCTTCTGTCGTTTTTTAAGGGTTTTATAATATTCGTCTCATACCACACAGCCGCCTGCGCCATCGTGTTCTTCAACTCCTCGATAAGCTGCATGTGGTTGTTCTGAGTGATAGTGAAATGTCGCTCTGGGTGTTGTCCGTCGTGGTCGCCGCTTGTCAGGTGGATGATGCAAAATGTGCGGTCGATGTCGTGATGGGCTACAAAACCTCGCTGCTCAAGAACTGCCACTGTGCGGTCGAAGTCTGCCGGAGTGGTAGGTATCACCTGCAACACGCTCCAGGGATATTCCTGAGCCGTGAGGAGTGTGTGTCCTTTCTGCTCACTAAGCAGGAAGGAATGAATTGTTTTAGATGTTCTCATATAATTAAGCAACTTTTTTGATGTCCTTCACTAAAGTTTCGCAAGTGAAAATTCACAAGCGTGATTTAACGTAATTTTGGAATA